AAAAAGAGAGTAGGAAGTAGGGTTAGCTACTTAGGTACTCTCTTTTTTGATGTATATAGTAAAATTATCAGTTTTTTCTTTCTAGTAGTTGAAATTCATATCCTATTTCTTCTATTTCTTGTATTGTTAATAATATTTGTCCTTCCAATAGTCTACTCTTTAACTTGAATATAATTGCCTTTTGTCCTACTTCTTGTTTAAATTGTTCTCTATTCATTGGTACTTCTGTTCCTAACAATATACTTATTATTTCTGCTGTTGCTTGGTGTCCTATGTAACTTATAAATTCATTTTCATTAACTAATTTTTGTGCTTGTTCTAATGTTATATTACTTAATTTATATGTTCCTTCTCCTGTTAATATTGGTGTGTTTAAAATTCCTATTGTCATATTATCACTTCTCCTTTTATCTTCCTAAAAATTCCCAATCTACATTACTTGCCACTTGTTTTCCATTTAATAAATATATTTTATGTTCTATGTATCCATCATAATGGTCATTAAAATATGTATCTGTTCCTAAATGTGTCCCACCTTGTTGTTCTATTTCTTTGTTTGTTAATTCTACTAAATTGTATTTTGTTAAGTCTGTCATACATTACCTCCTTATAGATTATTAATACTTATTATTGCTATTACTACATAACCAACTAACATACTTGTTATTATCATATTATCATCTCCTTTCTTAACTTTATAATTCATTATAGCATATCGTAAAATATATGTCAAGTGTTTTTATAATTTATTTAATAAAGTATTTAAGTCACTATCTATACCTATATGTGTATCACTGTAAGAATTTACATCTATATAATAATTATTTATAGCATTTATTATATTCTGTTTATTTTTAAGTAGTTGTCCACTATTCATATCCTTATAGATTGTAAGTATACCTAAATCATCTAATCTACACATTATAGCTTTTAATGTTTGTCTATCTTTTTTATTTGCCATTTGTTACCTCCTTTATTTTATATAAATAATTATATCATAACTTTAAATTAATATCAATACTTATTTTTAAAATATTTCAAATCCACCTTTCCAATAATTTCTAGTACCTACTTTTATATTAAATTCTTTATTTAATTGTTTTGCTAACTCTGTTACATATTCCATTGTTGGAACTTTAAACTCACAACCCTTAACTTCATTATATTTTCTTAATGTCCAAAATACATTGTTATAATGTTTTAATTCCTTTGCTATTTCTCTAAGTTCTTCTATTGTTGTATCTGCAAATATTGGTGTTCTAACATCTACTATAACATTGTTTTCTTCACATAAAGCTAATATTTCTTTTTGATGCATTCTAGGGTTATTTATTCCTGTTATTTTTTCTATGTTTTCTTTATAAAATGCTTTATAGTCCATTGCTATATAGTCTAAATATTCTATTATTGATTTTACATAATTATAATTACTTCCATTATGTGCTATTGATATTTTACTATTATAATTTTCTTTCATATATTTTGCTATTTCTAAACTTTCTTTTGGATATACACTTGGGTCGCCACCACTTAATCTTACCCTTCTACCTTTTATAGCTTCTCTATCTATTAGTTCTTTTAATTCTTTTATACTTACATTTCTAGTCTTTATTACATTTCCTTGACTATCTATGTATTGACAATCTCTCTTGCAATATGGACAGTGAAAATTACACCCACCAAAAGAAATTATAGCCATTTCTTCTGTTTCTCTTTCAAATGCCTTTAAAAAATATGCCTTTCTTATTTCTAAGTTATTTCTATTTAATAATTTCATAATATCATCTCCTTTTATGTTATATCTCATTATACACTATTTATAAAATTATGTCAATATATTTTTTTAGTGTATATTAAAAGAGATAGAGGGTTAGTCTATCTCTTAAATTAAATATAATCTCTTGTTTCTGTATTATAAGTCTGTTCTGATATAACTTGAAATAAAGACATAAATTTATTTAAGTCTAGGTAATTTATATGTAAATCCATAGCTCTAAAATTTAAAGGTCTAAAGTAATTTGCTAAATCTTTAATTGTACTATCTAACATTACTTGTTTATTACCTTGAACACCTATACAATTATTATTTCCATTTAACCATTCATCTAATCTAGGAAAATAAGGTTTAAAATGTTTAAACACATTCATTTTATTACTTAAATTAAAACCTATTGCATTTTGATATAAATTTTCTTTCATATTAAAATTAAAAGTTTGAGTAAATGGTAATGTATATACTGTTTTTATCTTATAATATTCTTGTATATTTTTATAAGGATTTTCTTTTTTCAAATAGGAAATTAAACTTACTCCATTACTTACTAACTTAGGTACTACTGAAAGTTTATACTCTGTATTATCCTCATATGTGAAAATAAAACCTGAAATATAACCTACACCATATGTACTCTTATTAGAACTATCATATATAGAAAGGAAATCTATTTGTCCTCCACTTTCTTTAAAATTCATCTTAGGGTTATAAATAGTTTGCCAACCTGAAAAGAACCCTACATTATGATATTTTATATTTGAGAAATAAACAGAATCTTGTAAACCATTATGATATATACTAATACCCCAATCTTCCTTTGGGAATTTTACAGGAGTCATACTAAGTTCATAAGTTTTGTCCTCTAAATTAACATATACTTTATTATTCTTAACAAAAAATATATTCTCTAATAGTGAAGTTTTTTTCATTCTTACATAATTTTGTTCTCTTAATACATAAGGTTCTGAACCATATAACATAGAATTACAATCCGAATAAGCATATAATTGTTGTGGGGATACTAACCCTATTGTACTTTCTGAGATTCTAACAATATATAACTTAGGTAATACTACTTTATAATCTACAGTACCTTCACTTGAATCTCCTGAAACTTTAAGATATATTCTTTTTGTTCCTAAAGATTCAAAAGAAGTATTAGAACTTACCCCCTCCAATTTATATATTGAAACATTATCACTTTGCCCTGTACAAGTTATATTACTCTTAATTCTATGAATAACTTTTACATTTTCTCCATTTAAAACCTTATCAAATATACTATATAATCTTTCATATATAGGATTAGGTCTATAATTAGGATATTTTTTACTCACTGAAAGAAAATCTACTAAGGGTACAAGTTTATATTCCCCTTGACTTTTAATAACAAAAGAATACACTGGAGATTGTATTAAAAAAGTATTATAATAATTATTTCCTTTATCTCCTGCATTTCCATTTAATTTATAATATATTTTACTATCTGATATAGTAGCTGGATACCCATTTTGGGAATAGAAATAATAGTCAAATTCTCCTATATATATTTCATTTTCTTGTAGATTTAATCCTTCTAAACTCTTAAAATCAAAATTCATTACTTCTTCATATTTACTAATATATTTAATACTTTCATCCCTAGTTGCCATCATTAAATATCTTAAACATTGTCCATTATCTAAGCCTGATGACAAACATATGCTTTGAGAAAGATTAATCATTTTACTTCTAGTAACTATTTTTAAATCAAAAGTATCAAAATATGGAATTTCATCTTTAAATTTTTCATAGTTAGATTCTGATAAATCTACTAATTCTTTATGTGTATATAATCCCTCTACTTTAGTTAAATCCTCTATTTTCTTATCATTTATACTCTCTATATTAATATTTTTAATAGGTAATCCTGTAGATGTTTCCATTTTTTGTTGAGAAGTATATAACATAGTATTTATAGGTACACTTCCTCCTCCACTTCCACTAGGTAATTCTAATTCTTTACTTAAACCTACAAGACCCTCTTTATACTTTAATTTTCCTTCACTTATACTTATATCTTTAACAACTTTATCTAAGCTTTCTGAAAGGTTTTTAGTGGCTTTAGTAGTAGTTAATATATTGCTATCCCCTAAATTATAATCATCTGATTTATCTTTGTTAAACCCAGTTTTTTTTTCCTCTATTATAGGCTCAAATCGTTCATTTGCCCAATTTTCTGTAACACTACTAGGTAAATTTAATTCTTTATCAATAAATCTTCCACCTTGTTCAACTTTGTATTTAAGAATATTACCATCTATACTTAATTGTTGAGGTAATTTAGTTAAATAGTCTTTATTTATACTATTTTCTTTAATATTATATACTAACTTTGTACTAGCAATAACACTATCTGAATTAGAGTTTTCATCTGAACTAATATCTAAATTCCAACCACTTTTTTTATCAAATTTAGGTTCATAATATTTACTACATATAGTTTTTATTTGTTCTTCAGATAAACTCCCTCCTACACTATTACCATTAAGAGATTCAACTGTAAGGTTACTTATTATTAAATCTGTAATTTTACCTTGATTATCATATAATTCTTTACTTTGATGATAAACATAACTTTTATTTTGAAAATCTTGAATAAAATTATCTGTTTCTCTTTGTTTATCTCCTATATCTGATATATTTCTATCAAAATCCTCTTGACTAACCTTATTTTTTATTTCATTCTCTATCTTTTCTGCTGTATCAAAATTAGATGATACATTACCTTTATCCAGTTTTCCACTTACAGAGTCTACTATACTATTTACAAATGCTTGAAGTTTATCTATTATCTTATTTAATTTAATACCCCAAATATTCTCATCTGCATTTATAGTAGGTTTATCCTCTAATAAATTAGGTTTTTGCATTTAATCTTTCTCCTTTTTATAATAAAATCTACCTTGAATAAACAAGGTAGTCTTATATTTATATATCTTTTTATTCTTTGTTGTAAATCAAATTTAATCTATACTAAAAGATTTTGCTTTACTAAAGGCGTCTTTCCATATAGTATCCCTAAATTTAATAGCTAACTCTTCAGTTTTAAAATAATTTCCTAAATCATAATATATAGAATCTCTACGAGTATTCATCTCTGTATATATTTCTATATGTCCTAGTGCATGTATAGTATAATAATTTTCATTTTTATTCGCTCTCCATCTCTTAGGTACACCATACTTAGAATTTATTTCTTTGACAAAATTTTCTATTTTTATTTTATCTTCCTCATATAATAACATATCCTCGTCTAATATATCCCAAAGACCCTCAAAATCATCAAAAATATAAATATTATCTTTATGACTTTCTACTAATTTTACTTCTTCATTAGCTACCACTGATAAAGTAAGATTGAAAGGTATAGTATTTTTGACTATTCTCCAAGCATATTTACCCCAAACTTCTTTAAATTCTATCTCTAATACCTTTTCTTTTTCCATTATTTCCTCCATTATTCTATTGATTCAATAAAATCTATTATATCATCAAAATTAAAATTTTCAACAACTTCATCAAAGTATTCCCAATTATCTACTCCACCATTTATTAAAGCATTTAATTTAAAATCTGATTCCAATAACTCTTCTAAATACTCTCTTGTTATTTCATAATTTCCATTTTTTAATTTTTTAATATCCATATAACCTCCTATTTATCTTTTTTTAATAACCAAATAACAAAACATATAATTACACATAATAAAATATATCTTATATTTCTATTAGGTATATATTCTTGTATTAACTGTATAATTCCCATTAATTCTCACTACCCTTTAGTATATTATCCCAAATTTCATCATCTTCTTTAATTAATAATCTAATATTATTCGCATAAACTTTAATTATCTCTTTAATATCAGAATTATCTGTATACTCATCTAAGCTTTCAATAGCATATAATACCTCTGAATATTTATTGGAGTAATCATTTTCAAGATAATTTCTTATTTCTTTTAAAGTTGTAAATACTACATATAATTGAGATTCTTGACTAAGAAGTCTAGTATTTAATACTTGTTTAATAAATTCAATTTTACTTTCATAATTCATAAATATCCCTCCACTGTTCACTTATACTTTCCACAAAATTATCTACTCCAATATTTAAAGTATATTCTTGTTCTGTTACAATATCTTTACATACTACAACTATTCTTTTTGATGTTTTACCTATAAAAAATACATCAATATATGTAGTTTTAAGTAAATTACCTTTACCATCATCTAATTTTAATCTAAAAGTCCAGTGAACTTCCTTATTTTCAAAATTTCTAACTTGATAGCATTTTTCATAAAAATCTTTCATATCATAAATAGTTATTTGATTATTTAACAAAGCTTCCTCTACCATTCTGATATTATTTATTGTACTTTCACTACATTTACTACCATAAATAGCTTGTAAATCTATTTCTATTCCATTATTTAAAAAATTTTCTATATCTGAATTGGTTGTACTTTGTAATAAAAATTCTTTTAATGCTATAAATTCATCTTCTGTAATATTGTCTATTTTTTTAGGTAATTCTACTAAGAATTTTATTCTATCCTCAACAATTATAGCATATTTATCTGTAATATATACAAGAATTTTACTCTCACTATTATTTAATCTATACTTAAATACACCTAGTCTACTATTGACTAATAAATCATAGTAAGAATTATTGCTTGTTGTGGAATATATCCATTTTCCTTCTTGTTTTAATCCATAAACAGAAAGTATATCTTTTACTATATTATTCAATTTTATTTTAATAGATAATAACTCTTTATTCATAATACCCCCTTACAGAAATAATATATCTTGTATATATAACTTATGTTCTAATTCCTTTTCAATAATAGCTTTTTTAAGTGTATCAAATTGTTCTTGTGTTAGCTTCTTTTCCACTGCTATCACAGGTTGAACTACACCCTTTTGTTGCCCCCACATAAGTATTTTACCTTTTTTTCTTATACAAAAATAAATTACTATGTCCTCTATTCCACATATTATTATATGTAATCTGCCATCTATTAATAGTTTTCTTTTAGTAGAAAATTCACAATTTTCATAATCATACCATTCTGTAAAACAATTAGTTTTATTATAAACTTCCTTTAAATACTTATCCTTTTCTTTTTCTAATATGCAACCTATTTGTTTTAAAGTATTTTCACTCATATTTTAATCCTCCTTATATTTTAATTCTTTCATTTGATAATCCCCAAACTCATCTTTATCATAATGTTGTATCATATAATTTTTTAACTCATTCATTTGCTTTTTAGTAAAGAACTTATCTAAATGAGTATATACACATTTTTCTTCTTTTCTCCTATTGTTTCTATAAAGAGTTTGTATAAGTATTTCTCCTGTCATCCAAACATATAAATAAACAGCTAAATTTTTATTAGGAGCACAATAAATAGCATCTAATCTACGATTGATTCTAACATTATGTTCTGTTTCTTTTCCATACCACCAAACATAATTGTCATAGTCTATATTAAGTAATTGTTTATACTTATTTATTTCTGCATTACCTAATATATTTATTTGTCTAAACATATCATCTAGTGTATTTACCCTAATCTTTAATGGGTGTTCATTAAGCATAATCAGCCTCCTTCAACCATTTTCTTATTTCTATTTCTAGTTCTTCCAAGCCCATATTTTTAGCACAAGAATATGCCCAAAATGTTTCACTAAAATTAAATCTTTGTGCATCAGTTAAATCCTCATACCAATCTTCTCTACATAACCTTTCATATAGTGCATATTGTTCATTAGTCATTAATATCAACTCCCTTATACTTTTCTTTTAATAGTCTATCATAATGTTCACTCCATTTTTGATACTCTTCTTTTCTCTTTTGTTCATATATCTTGTCATATTTTTCTTGTATTGCTATTATTTCTTTGTCAAATTCATTTTGTTGTTCTTCTGTTAATTCATTGTAATAAGGACATAATATATCTCTCACTCTTGCTATTTGTAATTGAGATTGAATAGCAACATTTAGTAAATTCATACCAACTAAATAATATTCACTTTTCATATTAGACCTCCTTTATAATAATTGTTTAATATATTTATCTATATCCTTTTCAATCATTTCCTTATATCTGAATATAGGAACACCTCTATACCTTGTTGTAGTGGATAATAATACATAGTTATTATCCTCTCTTACTGTTTCTTCCTCATACCATTCTAAAATAGGTTTATCTTTATCCCCAAAATTAAAACACTTCCATATAAGAGGTGCTTGGGTACTACTGAAATTATTTCTACACTTATAATTAAAAGGGTCAGTGTAATCTTCTTTTACACAATAAGCTATTATTTTAGCCATTATACTCACTCTCCTTTATTAACTTGATAACCTATTATAGCATATAGAACAAAAGATGTCAAGAAATATTTTTACAAAAAAGAAAAGACTGAAATTAATCAGTCTTTAAATATTTTACATATAAATCATATAAACACACAGGAGTATGTATATAAATTTCTGTATCTATATTTAAGTATTTTAATCTAATCAAAAATTCATAAAGTTGATATATTTCTTTTTCTTGATTAGTATTATTCTCTAAATTCAAAGGTTGAAAAGAGGATAATATTCCTATATGTTTAATTTTATCTTTTAATTCATCTCTAAACATTCTATTTATTATATTTTTAGAAACTTTTGTACTATTATCTCTAGTAGAAGGTAAATTTAAAATATTTTCTATTTGTTGTTTACATCTAAAAAGTATAATTATATTTCTTCTTACACACTTATAATTATTAATTATGTAAGCATTTAGTCTACTTATTCTATGTGTTACAAAATCTACACTTTGTTTATTCCACCAGCTGTCTGAATAGTTATTTTGCTTAAAAGATAAATCACTTAAATATTCCTTAGTATTTATCTTTTCTACATGTATAATTCTATCTTTTTTAAATTCTTCTAGTAAAGTATTTATATTCTTTCTACTAGAATATTTTGGAGTATAGAAACAATTTTTACTTGTAGTAACATAAGTTCTATTATATCCATTTTCATATGCTTTTAAAATAGAAATATAATTGGATTCTTGCTCTAATAACTTTTGATTAGTTATATTTTTAAATTCTTTTATAATTTCCCATCTTAAATTTAAAACTCCAAAAACTTTAAAATCTTTTTGTAATTCAATATTTGAATGTTTATTTTCCAATAATTCTTTATAATGTGTATTTAATCTAATCTTAAAATCTACACTACTTCCTACATAAACTTTATTTGGGTCATTTATAAAATATAATTTATAAACACATATAATTTTCTTTTCTTTTGTATCTTTCACCTAATAACTCCTTATATAATATTTTACTAGAACATTTCAGTTCTCACTATATTATATCACACTTTTGCAATCTTGTCAAGCATAAATCTCAATAAAAGAAAGAGAGGAACTAACCTCTCTTCTAATAATGTATTCTTGTAGGTATTATTAATACCATAAGGTCATCTAAGTCAAACACTAAAGGATTACTCTCACTATCTTTTGCTATTCTAAGTTGCACTTTTGCATATTCAATCAGTTGAATAAGCCAAGCAAGATTAGATATATGAAAGTGTGCTACTAGCATAGGTTTACAGTTGTCTACATCAACTATCTTGTCTGTACCAAAAGCAATTCTAAATACAAGGTTATTTACATCTACTTGTCTATCTTCTTTTCTATTTTGCTCTAGGGTATATGTATCTAGTGCTTCTTTGCATAAAGTAAAGTATAATGAGTTTGGTGTATCTTTCACTCTAAATAAGTCTATTATTTCTATTTTGAAGCCTTCACATAGTGTTTTTAAGCATTCAAAACTGTTAGAGGTATCATTAGTTATCTTTAAGTTATGAACCTCGTTAAAAGCCTTACTAGACTGCAATAGAGTATCAATAGGTAACTCCATAGGTTCATCTTCTCTTTCACAGATAATGCAATATGTACTAGAGATGAATACTACATAAGTGTCTGTTACTAGGATACCTACAAACTTAGTAGACTTATCTAGTTTAATTTCAGAAAGAAAGTCTATATTTATATAGTACTTTAAGTTTATAGATTTAGTTTCGTCTATTAGGTCTAACTTTTGGTCTATTAGTTTATAAGTATCTGTCCAACCAATAGAGTTGTTGTTAATATAAACATAATCTTTAGGTTCAGCTATGTTTGTAGTTTTCTTTGTTTTCTTTTTGTAATTAGCTTTTAACATCTTAATAAATCTAAGTATTTTATCTTTATCTTCTAGTTTATATATTACACTTTGAGTAATTTGTAACTCATCTAGTATATAGTCTACACTTTGATTATCCTTTAATAAGTATTTTATAGGCTCTTTCATTATAACAATCCTCTATCCTTTAGTTTTTTAGTTAGCCAATTAACTTTAGCCCATAAGAATATATTAGATATTATACTTGCAAAAAGTAATAAATTAATCATAATTAAAGTTATTCTATCCATTTTATCTACCTATCCTTTCAATTTCCTCATCTATTTCAGTTGCTAAATCATATATATTGTTTAATTCCATATATCGTTTTGTTCCTTTATATTTATATAATAGAATAAGACTAATTCTTGGTTTACTATCATTTACTAAAAAATACATTATTTCTAATTTAATTGATTTTTCTGATTTTGTAAAATAATTATCATAAAGAAATAAAATATGTTTTGCATCTCTAACTGTAGTCAAATAAATTAGTTTATTTAAAATACTATTATTATTTTCTAATAAGTCTTTATTTTCAGAGTAGAGTTTACTTATTAATCCAGAAACATCATAATCTTCTACTTCTATTTGTGTCCCATGTGGAGTTATACATTTTAATATAAAAGTATATCTATTATCATACATACCTTTTCTTGTAGTTATTTTATCTAATTTTAGTACTCCATATTTCCAGTCATATAAGTCTAAATAATAGTTTAAAGCCTCATTTCCTCCTTTTTCATTCTTTGGTAATTCTCTTCGTAACATATCTTCTAATATTTTTAATGAAATTTGTTGCATACACATCACTCCTTTAAAATTTGATACTTTATTATAACATTAAATACTCATAATGTCAATAAAAATTTAAAATAAAAAGGATAAATTAAATTTATCCTTTTAAAACTCTCTGAAATCATATACTTGTACTTCTTCTTTACTTCTTTTAGGTCTTTTAATGTGTTCTGTATTGCCCCAAGAAGTACCGATTTCTATATCAATACCTAAATAATCATCATTAAGATAACATATAAAACTCTTTTCAAGTATCTCTAATACAATCTCTTGTGGTACTTCATCTGATACCTCATAACAAAAACTATCATATACACTAAACATAAAGTGCATTTTATCCTCTAAGCCTTTTTCTTTAATCATTCTATCTGCTTTTATAAGTCCTTCATAAAGTAAAAAAGCATTACTAGATTGAATAGGAAAGTTAAGTGCTTTTTTCTTTTGCTTTTCAATCTTTTTCTTAGTATTATAGTCAGGTTTTTTATCTTCATTAGGCACATCAGGCATCATAAGAAATGCACCAAAAGGATTAGTAATAAATCCTTGTTCTTTTGCTTTTCTGTGTTGATTGTCAAAATATTTCTTCATTTCAGGATTAGCTCTCATATATGCTTCAATTAATTCTTTTGCTTCATCTACAGAAATACCAATGTTCTTTGCTACACCTTGTTCACCAGCTCCATAAGCTAAGCTAAAAGTTCAAAAACTACCCGTATTTTCATACTATTTACACTACTCTTGTAGTGGGTTTAGAGTACACCTTAACTCTTTATTAAGAGTTCCTACCATTTATAATCCTAGTGTTAAGGACTATCTCTTATATATACCTAATAGGCAAAATATAAGAACTCGTTACACCATCGTTCAATATTACTATTGAGTTTTAGCTCGGTATTGTCATATCTATTTTTATAGACTTAGAGTTCCACCGATATGAGATAGGTTTATAGTCGCCAACTTGTTTAACGACTTACATTGGTATCTAAGAGTTTTTTCAAATTTTTCTTTAATTGTTCCATAGAAATTTTTATAATCATTATCAGTCTTACACTCATTCCACATATTTTCAAATTCAGGTGCTTGTGCTAAGACTTTATCTTTAAGCATAAACCAAACATTCATACTATGTAAATCCCAACCTTTTTCAATAGCTTCATTAAATCTTCTACTATTAATTATAGCAGTAAGTATTACTATTTCTGCACTTGAATAATCTGCATAGTAAAACTTATGTCCTTCTCTTGCACTAAAACACTCTTTAAGAGGTGCTAATACTCCTCTTGCAGGTATCTGTTGTAGATTAGGGGTATTACAAGTACATCTATTTGTAATTGTTCCTAATATGTTATAACTAGGATACACATAAGGAAATTGTCCTTTGTCTGTTAATTCTGCTAGAGTAGTTCCATCTACTGTCTTTTTATCTTCTTCTGTTTTTTCAACTCCTAAAAAGTTATTTAATGCTGTTTTACACTTACCAAAGTCTAATAAATCTTGTATATGAGGATATTGATTTACATATTGTTCTAAGTATTTTCTATCTGTTTTTGGGGTCATTAATACTCTTTCTCTTTTTCCAGTACTATCATTCAATTTATATCCAAAACATTTACTAAATATATCTTCTTTTTCTCCCAGTATAATAGGTTCATATCTTGATGTACCTTTATCATCAGGCTTTAACCCCATAACCTCTACAAATAGAGTTGTCTTTTTATCTGTTGAAGTCATACTAAATTCAGTCTTTTTAAGTAAATTTCTACTTTGAATTTCTGTTAATTCTATTCCTTTGGTATAATAATGTTTTCCATCTTCCTCTTTTTTAGTCTTTCCTTTTTTACTTCCTTTTTGTGCTGTATGAGAGAGATAATCTATCATACTTTCATTAATTATTTTATCATATTCTTTAACTCTATGTAATCTCTCACACCATTCTATTTCAGTCTTAAAAGCATTTAAAAAGTCTTTTTCAGTTCTATCTCTTGTTTCCTTAAACTGAATACCTAATTGTTCAACCTTATCATAGTCTATCTTTACACCTCTACAAAAAGCCTTTATATAGATATCCATTGTAGCTTTCTTAGTTTTAATTATTTGTGCTAATTTATTCAATCCTAAGTCCTTTACATAGGCTTTAAACAAGTCTAAACCTATCTCAAAGGCTTGTAGGGTGCATAGAGTATCAAAGCAGTTATAAGGTGCTATAATCTCATCAGAAAACAAATCATAAGTAAATTGCTTTACAGATATTCCTAACTCTTTACATATTCTCTTCTTTTCTTTTTCTAGTTCTTCCTCATAATTTCCATAAGGTAAATAATCTCTTGTAAAATCTTTTAACCCTAAACCTCTATCCTCTTCACTATCCCCAAAGTCTTCACTATCATCTTTGGCTCTATGCGACATCAAAGTATGAAAAAGAATGTAAGTATCAAAGTCCCATTTAACATCTATATTATGTAAGAATTTAATTGTTCCAATATCATAATAAGCATTGTGTAATAATATCTTACATTTAAACTTATTTAAAGAATTAAATACTCTTGCTTTTAAATCTTTATCTAAATCTCTAACTACAAAGCAATAATTATAATAAATATCATTATGTTTATAACTCAAGGCAAAGTGAGTTATATTATTATTTCTAGGATATAACTTCTTTGCCTCAATATCAAAAGCTAAAACTAGATTAGGGTTGTCTATATTTGCTATAAAGTCTTTATACCATTCAGCATAATCATTGACATCTCCTTTAAAACATTTAATATTCTTATAAGTTGCAAGATAATTACCTATAAGTCCTTTTGTATTACTACTGTTAATCTCTATCATAAACTACACCACACTTCCATTTTAATAATGTTTCAACCAATCTAGTATAATCTAAAAATGTTGGTTTGTCAAGTGCAAAATCATAATAAGTATAATTTTTTCCCTTATATTCAATATAATTTTCTGTATGTGTAGCTAATTTAATAAATCCTAAATAATTATAATCTTTCAATATATAATCTAATATTTTTTCAAAATTTACCTCATACACATCATTTTCTAGTATTAAATCTTGACTATCTACTCTTTGAATAAGTATATTATTGTTTACTTGAATTACCTCAAAATTTTCAAAATCTAATAGAGTCTTAGTTATAATTTCTTCTTTAATGTCTTTTATCTCTCTTTTAGTAGTATCTATAATAGAAATTTTATCTTGATATTGAGAGTAAGCGTACATATCTAAGACTAAATGAGATTCATTCCTATAATCTTCTACATTACTACCTCTATTACTTAATCTTACAAATCTGTCTACTTCATTACAAGTTAAATAAACTATTTTAATATCAAATTTTGGATTATTTAATAATCTAAGACAAGCATAAATATCAATAGCAAATAGATTGATTTTATTTTTATCAAAACAAGTATAATCAACCCAATTATAATATCCTTGTGGTGCTTTATAACTTGCTATTACATTATCATTCTTTAAATCTTCTCTATAATCTTTCATAGCTTTAAATATATGAGTTGATTTATCAAACTCATTACGAGGTAAACGAGTAGTATTGGATACTACTTCGTGGAATTTATTATTACCTCTAAAACTCTCAATAATTGTACTTTTTCCTACACCACTTTTAGAGCAAAAGCATATTACTTTAATCTTATCTTTTTCTTTCATTTTTCTTACCCTCTAACATTTGGTCTATTTTCTTTTTGAATTTTAAAGTTACATTAGCTGTTAATTTAATATCAGGTACAGTATAAATATAATCTTTTCCTCTGTAACTTACATAAAACAAATAACCATCTTTTATTATTTCTATATAATTTATTAACACTCCTTGAACTACTTGATTATACTCTGTAGCATCTCCTATATCTTTTGCTTCCTCTTTAAATTTTAATTGTAATTTTTCAATCTCTAAATTACATTGTTGTATTCCTAAATGATATACTTTATTTGCTCTTTTCTTTGTTTTCAGCACTATATCTACCACCTTTACTTAATATTATTGAATTTATATAACTTCTTAATTCTAAATCATTTGTATCTTTTGTAATTATTTCTGTCAATTTATTTATATCTAATAAATCTAACATACCAATTTTATAGTATAAATTAACAATAGAATAAAGTTTAGATTGATTTAATTTAATCAATTTATCTTTAAGTTTATTTATAATTTCATTCTCTCTTGAAATTTCTTGTTGTTCCTCTAGTTCATTTTCAAAATCTGTTAAATAATCAATTTTATTTTGTAAATAATTATCTAAGCTTTCCAACTTAGATAAATCTTCTATATCATATAATTCCTCAAAAGTTAGCATAACATCATTTCTAACATCACTATTTTTCATACTATTTAATATATTTAATATTTGATTAAATGTATTCTTAATATTTGCATTTGTATGTTCACATAAATAATCATAATTCTTATGTAAAGTATCTTTATTTGTTATGTAGTTATACTTATCTATATCACAAAAAGAAAATAATTGAATATATTTTATAATCTTTTGTTCTTTTGTAGATAATTTTTCTTTATTTTTTATAACTTTTTTCCAAGAAAAATTTATTATTATAGGTTCAATTAACTTTATATAAATAGCTACTAAGCATATACTTATAATTATTCCTATTAAAAAACCTATGAATACTCTTTCTAATATTAAATCCTTACTCATTAGTCTAATCCTCCTATAAAGTATAATCCTATTAAAACAAAAATACACATTCCATATATAAAGAAATTAACGAGGTTTAACATATTTATCACTTTTCCTTTTTATTCTACCTTGTTCTACATCTCTTAACAAAAAATCACGAGTATCAAACTCTTTATTTAATCTTTTTAAATCAAGTCTATTATATTGTTGGTACAAGTCCTCTCTTAATATTCCTCTTTCTTCATCTGTTTTTTCAATATCTATGAGAGATTGAGTATACATAGCATAAGAAGTTGTATATTTAATATCACACTCATCACTAAATAGTTTATAATAAAACTTTCTTTCCTTTAAAGTAGGAATTATAGGCTCTATATCTCCATCAAAACATTGCTTTACCATTAAAAATCTTCCTACTCTACCATTTCCATCTTGGAATGGGTGTATCTTCTCAAAAGACTTATGAAATTTTATTACACTATCTCTTGTTTTATATTCTAATTTATTAAAATGTGATATTATGATAGCCATAGATTTTTTAACATTCTTAGGTTCTGTTGTTTGTCTGTTTGCTATTATGTTATTAATAGCCTTATACTCTCCTATGTTATAACCTTTTTCTTCATCTACTGTATGCTGTCTTGCTATTTTATGAATAAACTTGACATAATTATCTGTAATAGGATTATCAAAAGTATCATATATATATCTACAACATAACCAACCATTCAGTGTTTCTGTTATCCATTCTCTTAATTGTTTATCTTTACTAAAATTACTCATTATTTGAGTATGTATATCTTTTGAGTATTCAAGAGGTAACTTATCTGCTATCTTTTTGAGTTTTAACACCTCACTCTCTATTATTTGATTACCCTCTATTGCATTTGTATTAAAAATAAAATAAGCCCATTGTTCATTAGTCATTTTTCTTTTTTTCCTCCTTTCTCAATTTTTGTAATTTATCTAATTCTATAAATTCTAGTTGTTCCCATATAATATTACTATCTAATTTATCTAAATATTTTTTAGGACAAGGACAAATACACACTAACTCATACTCTTTACCATATTGATACTTAAATATTTTTTCTTTTAACTTAAATTCAGTTGTTTTCATACCTTTTATATCTATTATGTATTTTCCAATATCAAAATCAGATACATACTTTATAGGTAATATCTTTTTATTCTTATATACAAAACTAGATTGTAATATAAAAGTTTTTCTCATTCCTAATTCAATATTAAATTCTTTTGCTTTTTGATAAAATTTGCTTTCCATTTCACTATCAAATTTAATATTATCTATTTCTATTTTTTTATTTTTATATTTATTGTATACCATTTATATCCCTTATTAAAAGAGAGTAGAGTAATCTACTCTCTATTTTATTGCTAGTCTAGTATTTCTCACTAATCTAGCACCTTGAACTTCCTCTCCATTTTTTATTGCATTTTTTATATCTGTCTTAGATATAGTTTCTTCTACTTTTGTTTTTATAAATTTCTTATCTATAAGAGTTTCATCATATATTTCTACACTTTCTGCATTATTAACTACTGATAATTTACCTATTGGAGTTTCTATAGATTTTATTCCATTTGTAATCATACACATCTTAATATAGTTACTTAAATTCTCTTTTTTCTTTGTATATGATTTTTTCAATGCTTGTAATCTTTTTATCTCTTCATCTATAGCATCTGCATAATTATCTTGCTTTCTAAGAACATAGATTAAATCTTTACCTTTATTCACAACTAGAGTATTAATTTCATCTTTTAAATCCATAAGTTTATCATAATTCTCATCAACTTCTCCAGTTTCCCAATTAATACTATTTTCTATCATTTCTTCTAATTTATTCCCTTCTTCTGTTAAAGCCCATAATGTTTGTTTATTTTCCATTTTCAATCTCCTTTTCTTGTTTAATTGTATTCCAAAAATCTTTCCATTGTTTAGAGTTTATAATTTCTCTAGCTTGTTCCTCAGTTTCAAAATAATTACCTAAATAATAATAAGAATTTTTATATGGAGAATAATCATCATAAGTTTTAGATACATCAGAATTACTTGTTATATAATAAAAATGGTGTCCTTTTTCTGCTCTCCATCTAGCATTATTTGAATACTTTTTATTTATGTAATTTACAAAATCTTCTATAATTAATTTTTGAGAATAATCTACTAAAGTGTTATCATCTAATATTTTCCATTCAAAAATAGACTCATCAAACTTATATAATATATCTTCAAATTTAGAATATATTTTTAAGTTATTTAATTTTATTTCTCCACCAGTATTTTTAAAATCTATATTATTTTTAACTATTTTCCAAGCATATTTATCATCCCAAACTTCTTTAAATTGTATTTCAAATACAGTATTACAACTCATTATATACCCCCACCTTTAATCTTTAAATATAATTTCTGTATGTAAATACTCAGATATGTAAGTATATTCATAATATAAATTTTCGTTTATTGTTTCTCTTTTCATTATATAACTTTTGATAGAATCTATACAACCTTGTAGATTGAATTTCTCTATTATAAAGTTATTTATTGTTGCTAAAAATCCTTTATATTGATTATCTAGGAACATATCTTTAATAGAAGTATAACCATTATCTGCTAAACTAATATGTGATATAAAAGTTGTATCTATATCTACATCAAATTCACAAAGATAAACTCCTTTATTATAACATTCTACCAAATAATTTTTTAAATCTAAGTCTTTGTTTACTAATTCTTTTTCTATATGCTCTATTAAATCATTTATATATCTTTCTCTGTAGTCTGCTCTCATCTTTTTACTAAGTTCTATTCTGTTTTCTTTATTACTCATATTCTACCTCCAATATTTACAATAAAATTCATCATCATCTATAATAGTTTTTAATCCTTCATAATCTACCCAGTCTAATTCATCATCTACTCTATTTTTGATTCTTTTACCTATTATATCTTTATAATTAGCAAATAAAGTACCTATTTCTAGTATTTGACTTGAGGATATATCACTTACATTATCTAAAATACAATCAATATCTTGTTCTAAATTAGCTAATTCAGATAATACTTCATCTTCTACCTCATTAGTAATAGTTTTAACAGTAGCTTCTCTATCATATTTAAAACCACTTTCTAACTTATCACATTTTCTTTCCTTAATATTAAAGTATACACACCATCTACAACTCTTTTCCATATATCACTTCCTTTATAATACATAAACATAAATAGTTATATCTAAATCTTTAAACACTTCTTCTAACATAGCTTTAACTCTATTCCAATTAAGTCTATCTAACCCACAAGCTATTCTAGGCATTGCAAGTATTTTTATATTAAATAATTTACAACTTGTAGCCATATCTTTTAAAGAATTTTCTAAACTAATATAAGTAGGTTTTTGCCAATATTTGTTTTTTGTGATAAGATTAAATACCTTGTCATCATATAAAGCACAAACAGTTAAATTAGTAATTCTATTTTTAAGTGTATTTTTCATATTAGGAAATTTCTTATCAAAAGTCTTTGCTATTCCTAAGCCCATTTCACAATCTCTACTAATGCAATGAACTAAATAGATATTTTTATCTTGTATATTTTCTTTTGTAAATAAATCTCCTTTTATTTCTATTAATTTCATACTATCACTTCCTTTTTTATTTATATAAATTATTATAACATAGATAATAAATTAAGTCAATAGTAAAATTAAAAAAAATGTTAGGAATTTTAACCTAACATTCTGTATCTTCTATTCTTTTTCTTTAATATTAAAGGTTTTATTAATGAAAATATGTTAGTTAAATAATTCCAATCATTACTATTTTGTTTTATTTCATCATAATTAATTACATCAGGTATTTTATTTTCATTTGTGTAATTTAAAATAGCTTTTCTTAAAGATTTATCCTTTAGGGCTTTTAACATATCTTTAGTTTCATTAAAACTATACCAAACTTCCAAATCAAATCTAAATTGTTGAACTCTATAATCTTTTGAATATTCTACTGCAATATTTTTACTTTTATCATTTTTTCCATCATAATTTAAGTATTGAATATGTACCATATCCCTATATGATTTATTAAAACTATTTATATTTTCATTAGGTCTATTAGAAAATTTAACATTAGTAATATTAATAACAGGTTCTACATTACTATGAAATCTTAATGAATGTATATAAATTCTGAAAAAAGTGGTGCATAAAATTATATCTAAATCTTTTTGTTTATAACTTACAACTTTTTCATTTCCTAAGTCATCATAATAGGTAAAATGAACATATTTATAAGTTGATAATTTATTTCTTAAATTTCTTATTCTAGGTTTTAAATTAGTATCCATATCTTCACTCCTTAAATATTATTTAAAATAATTATTATTTATTAGACTTTGTAATTTAGTGTTTAAACCTGTTCAAAACTTTTACCCTACTAATTATACCAAAAATAGTTTAGAACGAATTTAAACACTATTACAGAGCCTCAAATTTTATTCAGTTATTCCTGTTAATTCTTTAAAATAAGGAATAGTCAAACACCAATCACAAAATTCTTGCCATTCAGGTAATCTATGTGTTCTTCTTTGTTTATACATAGTTTTTAATTGCCTCATATTAGTAGTTATACCTGCTTTTATTTTCATTCCATTAGGTGTAGACATAAGTAAAATTAAATAATTTTCTTTTGTTTTATTGTTTAAATAATTTTCTTTTGCTTCTAAAAATGCTTCTATTGATTTCTTAGATGTATATTTATCAAAGAATGTTTCATCTCTTTTTGCTACTGTAAATTGTAAACTTTGAGATGAAATATAATCTTTATGATGGTATCTTTGAAATTCAACTGTAAATTTATTAGTAAAATCTCCATCAAATTGTATTATTATACCATTAAGAAAATTATCGTGTCCTTCTCCCATAGGAGTATTCCCTAATTTATTTCCTCTTTTTAATAACTGTTCCTCTGTTTCTATTTTATCTTCTGTTATCATAGGAAATCCACTAACTCTAAGTGCATTTTCTAAGCCATACATAACTCCTCTTGTTATCATATTATTTTTGCTATTTTTTAGTTCTATTATATTATTTAACATTTTTTTTTACTCTCCTTTATTAAATTAAATATTTATAAAAACTTATTTTCTTATAATAATTTCCACTCTCAAAATCTTTATTTATATTCTTAAATCTACATCTAACTTTATTTTTTCCATATTCCTTATAAAATCGTTTGTGTAAATATTTTAAATATAATTTACTACCAAAAACTATATGTTTAATTTTTCTTTTACTTTTAGACATAAATTACTCCTTATAAATAAAGGCTAGATTTATTCTAGCCTTATATTATTTATCCAAAATATATATTTTTATATCTATCTATCATTACTGCATTTTTAACTACATCTAACGGTGTTAGCATTTCTGTATTTAATACTGCTTTCATAATAGCAGGACTATAACCACTTACATAACATACACCATCTTTTGCAATTTCAGGAAAATTAGGTTGTCTAACATTCAAATTCCAATAAATTATTTGAGGTAATACATATCCCCTATTTTTATATTTATCTCTTATTGTTTCCATTAAAGTTTTAAATTGAGTATCCCAATTTCTAGCATATATGTTTGTAGCACTATTAAATTGCATATCAGATAAAATAATTAAGTGAGTAGGTATATCCTCTTGTTTCAAATTATTTACTATTGCTAACTCTAATATAACATCAAATACTTTTTCTATATTTGTGTCTGCTACCTCATATCCATAGCAATCTAACTTATCTCTTAAAGTATTAGCTTTTGAAAAATCTACAAATTTAACTCTATGTGAAAATTCTAAACATTTATTTCTATATGCTTCACTTGGATTTCTTTCAGATATATAAATACCTAATGCTGTAGCTACATCCATAGGTGTTCCAGACATAGAACCACTTGTATCTACTACACATATAGCATTTAAAGGTTTACCCATATAATTAGGTAATGCTTTCCATTGTTCCTCTAATACTGTATCTATTTTTGCATTAAAACCTGTATAACTACTATTTCTATCTAAGTATTTACCAGTTATATCACTAGGAAATAGTACAGAAGAATTAATTTTTGTTTCTCCTTTTTCTAAATTATCTAAATACTCATTAAAATGTTTATGGTCTTTTTCCATAAATAGATTTCTATTAAATAACATACATCTACTAGGTACTGCACTATAATTAATTTCATTGAAAGTTTGTTGTGCTATATTTCTTTCAACTACTTTTAACATTTTTCTAGCTTGAACACAGTAATTTCTATAATCAAAATCTAATTTTGGCATCAAAGTTAATAACTTTTTAGCTTTTAATTTAGTATGTTTAGACTTACTATTTATAGTAGGTAGCCATTTTGATAATAAACTAGGTGTCTTACCTTCATTCATTAATTTTATATCTGTATGAATAGTATCATAAATATAACCTACTATATCTATTTTTGCTTGTGAGTTTAAAGTTCTATTAAATATATCTAATAAATCTTTCCAAGAACCAAATTCAACTATATTAGCCATATTATTTTCAAATAATAAATAACTTTCTTCTGTTTCTATCTTTAAAAGAGCTAACATAACTGTTTTAAATACCTCTTTTTCTCCCATTCCACCTCTGCAATCTCTTGCATAAAATAAAGTTTTCATTGCTAACTCTTTATTTTCTTGCATTGCTTTAGCAAACATAGGTAACAATTCTTGATTGATACTTGCAGGTTTATGATAATTATTTTCTCTCATAGAACCTATTGTACCAAATAAATCTACTACACTATCTAAAGTAGATTTTACTGCTACTGCACCATTTTCTGTTTTTGTTAAATTACCCCATTTTTGTAATTCTTTCATAAATAAATTTGACATAAACATCACTCCTCTTTAAATTTAAAATATCTTAGTATAAAGAGAAAACAGAAGTTATATCTTTTTCAACCAATCAGAATTAAATTTTAATTGCTGTAAACTTCTGTTTCATCTTCTTTGCTATATTATAGCATATTCAATCTCATTTGTCAAGTAAAAAAATTTAATTTTCTTTTAATTTTTTATCTTGTTCTTTTTTACTATCTTCTGAAAAGAAAATGATTATATAAGCTAATGCTCCTTCATCTACCCAAGCTCTAATAGAAAATCTATCTACTATTACTGCTATTTCTTTTTCCTCTAAGAGTTCTCTTAAAGTTTCATCTTTGTAATCCCAAAATAAGTCATCTAATTCTCTTGCTTTTGCCTTTTGTTCTTCTGTTAAACTAACCTCAAACTTAAATTTTCCACTGGTATAAGCATCTATTATACCTTGTTTATATAATTCAAAAGGTACTCCCAATACTTTTTTAAATTCCTCTTTCATTACTTTTATTGATTTTTGTCTTGCTTTATAATTTTTTACTAAATCTTCTGTATAACTCATTCTTTAATTCCTTTCTCTAATAATAATTCTTTTATTATATTTTGTATTAAAATTAATTCAGTTTTACAACCTAACATATTTTCAGTACCACATCTATTAATTTCATCTTGTATATCATCTAATAGAGAATATAATAAGTGTGGCTGTAAATCTTTACCATAAACTAATAATATTTCTTTGGCATCAGACAGAGCATAACTTCTTCTACTAACAGCATACCTTAAGGCATACATTATTATTCTCATTCTATCTTTTATATTATTAAAATCAATCATAAGATACCTCTTTTCCTAATTCTCTAATACCACAGTAAACAGGAAAACGAATACTAAAATTACCTTGTTTATCCTGTGTTTCTTCAAAATATTGTATCTCAACTACTCTACCTATAATTTCATCTTGATGTTTCCAATAATAATCTCTTTGATTATCTGTAAATCCACTACCTACTTTAACTGTATTTCCTTTATACTCACATACAATAGCACCAAGAGTATTAGCATATTTCTTTTCTCCTTGTTCTACACCAATGCACTTTAAATCTACTGTATTAAACTTTTTGAATTTTAATATACTTTTGACTCTTTTACTTTCATACATACCCTCAATATCATTTGCCATCAAACCCTCTTGTTCTTGTGCTACAACTTCATCTAATAACTTAAACACAGCATTATTTATTTGTCCTTTATATAAAACTTCACAAACTTTTTGGTATTCAGTATTTTCTATACTATCTATAAAGTTTCTTCTTTGCATATAAGGTAAATCATAATCTATTATATCAAAAATATGGTATGTAATTTTGTCTTTTGGCTTTTCTCCCTTAGTTCTCATAATAGAACTAATTTCTTTATATTGGTCTTTAGAACTCTTATTAGTGGTTATACGAGGTAGTAGCTCTCCATCATATATTTTACCATTAGGTAAATTTAAACAGCTTAAAAATGTATCTAAGCCTTTTATTTCTACTCCATTACGACTATATGCTTTTGGTATCCCATTTCTATTATCTATTATACATCTATTCCCATCTAATTTAAGTGTAATATAATATATTTTAGAGTGGTCTAGTTTATCTGCCACATTAACATAATTAGTTGCTAACATAGGCTCAATAATATCTATACAATTATGAATAACACTATTGATAGCCTTTATATCTAAGCCTATTGCTAACTCTTTACACATAAATAATTCTAAAAACTCTTTTGATTGTGAGTACATATATAAATCTCTATAATACTGTAATACTCTTATATTTTCATCTGTTCCTGTACAGTTATCTATAAGATACATCATAATAGTCAATATTACTCTATCATCTAATATTTTAACATCATTTGTAGATAACAAAGGTTCATTAAATGTTTTTCTAATTTTTTTAGTAGACATATTAGTAGTTATATTAGGATTATATAAAAAATTCATTACTTTAATACATTGTGAATTATCTATATCATACCATTCTTTCAATACTGCTTTTTTATCATTAGTACCTTGAGTATTTTGAATTAACTCAAGGTACATTAATATATTTTGACTAGGCATTAGGAATACCTGCAACTAAATCTGTCAAATAATCATTTAAGTCTGATACAAAAGCCATACAATCTACTATTGTTATATCTTTATTATTTATTGCTTCTTTAATACTATCTAATATTTTTACAAAATCTATCTCTTGTGTATACTTAGGTTTATTCAGTTCAGTAGTATATTCTTCTATTAAATTCCTAAAAGTATTTTCTACATCAGTTAAATCTAATTTAACTGTATATTTATTGGATTCTTCTTTTGGCTTTAATACACTACCTATATTAGATTTATCTTTGGGTCTAATATGGTGTGTATTTTCTTTTAATTTTTCTTCTTTATCTGCAAATCTTTGTAATTCTTCTTTTAAATAACTTAATTCTTCTAACCATTCTTTTTTATTAAAAAATATAAAAGTAAAAGGTTTTTCCTCTAATATATCTTCTTTTAAATTCCAGTTAACATATCCATCTTCACTTTCATATTTTGAACCTACTTTGTCTATGTATCTTTTTATTAAGGCTTTAGTAGGTTCGTCTGCTACTACTTTAAAATATGTTCTAAAATAGCTAAACATACATCTTATCTCTTTTAACTCTAAATTAACTTTAACCATTTATACATCACTCCCTTTATTTTTCTTTTTAAATTTATTATAAATAAATTTTATAACCTTTATTATTATTTGTATTAAACTAATAAGTGCAACTATATGAAATAACCAATATCCTAATTCATACCAATCTATACTTAAAAAACCTAAATAATAAGCTAATATAGTACCTACAACCAGTATACTTAATATAAAATCTCCATCAATTACTATTTCTTTATTCTTCTGTTTCTTCATTATCCTCTTCCTTTTTCCATATACTATCTAATTTTTGAAAATATCTTTTACAACCTGTGGTTAATAGATTAATTAATTCCCCTTTACTAATTCTTCTATGCTTTTTATTCAACTCTGCTTTTCTTATAAAAGAACCCTCAAGAGTTTCATCATTTATAACTATTATACCAAAATGTTCAGGTATAAAGTCTATACAATCCTCTACTATTGACATAGGTAGAGCAAAATATTGATATTTTAATCTGTTATATAAATCTTTATGTTGATGTTCTTTTTCTCTATCTCTTTTACAATCAGATACTGATACCTTTAATTCTATTTCATAAATATAGTCATCATTAGTTACAACTATTATATCACATTCATGTATTTTAAATTTTCTTTGAACTCTTGGTATTAAGGCTTGATAATTTCCATCTTCAAAAAGTTTAAATACACCTAATTCTAACATATCCGTAGTCATTTTATACCCCTCAATTCTTGTATAATAGTATCTAAATTACTATTCTCTAATTTAGTTGCTATATTATGTTGATTATCTTTATAAAAACATTTATATAGTTCCTCTGACTTAAACCAACTTATAACCACACTATAATTATCTATTTCAAAATGTGAAAGTAATTTATATTTAATATCATCTACAATTTTTGCTTGTAATTCATTTGTTATATTCATTCCTTTTATGTCCCACTGAACTTATAATCATCTCCTTTAAATTATTTATATAATTATTAATTTTTATTTGTATCTGATATTCTTTAATATAGTTAGAATATTCTATTAAAAACCAATTTATTCTACTTTCCCAACCATTACCATATTTTTTATATGTTTTTAAACTTCTAATATAATTCAATCTAGCTTGTATTAACTCCTCAAATACTTGGGGGTTGTTATTTAGAACCTCAACTACATTATCTGATAAAGTATAGGTTTCTAAATCTATTTCCTCATTATAATTCTTACAAACTTTTTTGATTATCTTAATAGCTTTTAATGGATTAGTATTATATAAAAAATCAAACACAAAATGTTTAGTTGCTAAATTTTCAATTCTATCTAAATCATACTTTCCATATAATTTATCATATATTATCTTTCTAGCTTTTGTTTCAGTCAATCCTATTATATCATTTGTGTAATATTTTGTCAAGCCATATTTGGAATAACCATCTTCTGCCTTAACCAAAGTTCTACCCTCAAACTCAAATAATTGGTTGACTATAATATTATAATCTTTTGTATACTCTGCATTTACTAATACAGAGGTTAAAATAAATAAACTCATTAAAATTTTTCGCATAAATCACTCTCCTTCATAATTAATATAATTTATTATATCATACATTTATCACTTTGTCAAGTATAAAATAAAAAGTAGGTAAATACCTACTCCTTATCTTTTTTCTCTATATTTTCTTGTGGAAATTCTATTACATCTGCTTTTATTGGAAATTCTTTTTGAATTAAATTTCTATCTTCTAAGGCTTTATATATATATCTATGTTCTAAGAAAATATCTTTACCTTTCTTGAACTTGTTTATATCTGTTTTAGATAAAGGTACAAATTCTTGTATTAACTCTAACATTTTTTTATTAGTAGCTTTTAATTTAGTGTTAGCTTGATAAACATAGCTTTCATTATCTTTTAAATCTTTTGTATAAACTTTCATATATCCTTCATGTGCAAGATATACTGGGTCAAATAAAGTATTAAAAGTAAATGTACATAATTTTTCTTTTGCTAACATTAATACTAAAAATAAACCACAACTTGCTAAATCTCCTACTACATTAATATTTACTTGAATATTTAATAAGTTTAATTGTTTTATTCTATTATATAGAGTTAATAATACCATTAAATCTCCTCCATAGCTAGAATAATCAATATTTACATATACTAATCTGTTTTCTAGTGTTCTATCTATTAACTCTTGAAAATCCCCCTCTATTGCTAGGAAATTAGGTGTGAATTGAAAATCATCCTTATAGGTATCAAAATCAAACAACATCATATTAATATTCTTAAATATTATTTCTGACTCTGGAACTACATACTCTTTATCTTTATTCTCTTTTATATCTTCTTTTTCTTTATGCAAGTATAATCTCTCCTCTATTATTTTAATTTTAAACTAAACATTATTAATTCTTTTGTATCTCTATTAAGTACACCAAATAATTGACTAACATAGCTTTCAGGTATGTTAAGTCCTCTTGTTGCATACTCATCAGCTCCTACTAAACTAGCATTTCTACTATATCCATCTGTAATTAAAGCACTATGAATATGCCCCATAACTATATAATCTACAGATTTTTTAGTATCTTGATATATTTTATATTTTAATTTTGATAATTCACTTTCTAATTTTGTGTGATTAATTTTATCCCCATGAATAGCTAATAAACTAAATCCATCTATATTTATTAAATTTTCAAAATAATTATCTGATTTATGTAATTTAATACCTTTGTTTTCTTTATAAGCTAAACTTAACATTTCATAAATCATATAGTCTATTGAGTTCTTAGCTACTTCATTTAAGTTAGTATGAGGGTTAGCACTATCAAATCTGCTCTCATTACCTATGACACAATCAATATCTATTTTATTTAAGTGATTATAAAGTTTATCTAATAAATTTTTTATAAGATAAAAACATTTAAGTCCACTTTCAATTTCAACATACTGTCCTTGATATTTCATATCAGGTCTACTCTGTGCATGAATAAAATCCCCTAATAAAACTACTCTTAGTTCAGTTAATTCATAAGTATATATTTGTTCTCTAACTCTTTCATATAGTTTATTAAGTCTTTGAACAGCTATATCTTCACTAAATTTATTTCCATCTAAGTTGACTAATTTACCTATATGCCAATCTGACAATACTAAGATTCCTATGTTATTATTTTTAGTTTCAATAGACTTTTTTTCTTTACTCCAATTCTCAATAAAATCTAATGCACTTAAATCTTTTGCCATTGAATATAGTTTTGTTTTTACTTCCTCTAAGGCTTGTTCTCCTCTAAAAGTTTCTCTTGCTGATTTTCTTAATAAATTGTTTTCATCTCTTAATTTTTGTATTGTTTTTAAACTTGCTTGATACTTCTTAACTAAATATTCATCTGTAGTATTTTCTTGTTCTTCAGTTCCTAAATTACTAAAATCATAAGTTTCTTTATTACTATTAGTATCTGCTTGTTTTTTCTGTTCTTTTATTGCTTTTTTAATTGCATCCTCTAATTGTTCCTCATACGGAATATAATAGTATTCACTTAAATCAACTACATAATATACATTGTGTTTTTCTTTATCTGATTTAACTATTCTATCATCATTAAATTCTCTAACTATCTTAAAACCTTTATGATAAGGTTGGTATCTCACATTTTTATTTTCATAATGTAAAATTTTTAATTTAGGGTGTGTATATCTTAATAATCTTTCAGTCAAACCATTAAATTTACAAAAATCATATAAACTATGTACATAAAAAGTTTCCTTCAAATTTTCATTATAAATTTCAAATATTTTCATTAGTTCTCCTTATTTAGTACCTGTACTACCAAACCCACCTCTAACATTTGGATGTTTTTTGGCATAATCTTCATTAGACATCAAATTTAACTCTATTTCATCTTGTGCTTTGAATATCTCTATTTGTCCTATTCTAGTTCCTTTAGGTATAATTAATACATCATCTAATATAGATTTATCTCCTACTGCTAGTTGTTGTAAGGCTACATAATCTAAAGGTCTAAATAATGGTATTGCCCATTTATCCGAAGTAGAACTATAACTTGGTTCAAACACGAATTGTTATCCTATAGGCTTTTTATCCTATAGCTCTTACAATTTACCATTTTGTAAGTCCAGCATACATTTTCTACCTTAAATTTTTAAGGTAGGTGGAAGCTCTTGGGAAAATTATTGCTTTCATTATATCGCTCATTTCCTATGCGTTACAAACAACATTAGATATTGTTGCTCTCGGTATTACCCAAAATTACTTGGAGGGCTTCACCGATACATCCCACTTATCATTATATAATTACTTATATAAGGGGCAGTTTTTAAAATAATTAATATGTTCAGTATATTTTACTCTTTGTTGACAATTACTCTCATATAATTCTATAAACATCTTAGCCTTAGAGTATTTTCTTTTTAAATAAGTTTTTTCATTTATATCTTTGTATATAAACTTTAAGAATAAATAAATATCAGAAGAAGTATTAAATCCTAATGTATAAAAAGGTTTAGCATATTCTAAATGAGTATCTTGCCTTACAAAAGTTTTTATATTATATTTTTCTAAAAATACTTTAAAATACTCCATTGTGAACTTATTTCCACATAATGAAACAGAGTAACTAGAAGGTAAGTCCTTATTGTTGTTCTTAGTAATAGTACCATCTCCATCAAAATAACCTCTTAAAAAAGCAAAAAATAATCTGTCTGATAATATTTTAGGAGGTTCATAACTCCAAGTCCTTTCTCCTGCTAGTACACCTAATTTAATTAAGGAATCTGTTAATTTTCTTCCACCTATTTGAATATTACTATATTGACTTATTGTTCCAGATTTATTTAATACTTCTCCTTGATAAATATATCTTCTAAATATTTTACCCATAGAATCATATAAATTAGTTAAATGATATTCATCCTCTCTTTTAAGAGTTAAGGATATAAACCCTTGTCCATTAGGTCTAATATGTACAGTTCCATCTGCACTTAATAATCCTAGCCAATAGGCTTTATCTTGTGTATCTATACTCTCAAAATAAGATAAATACTCTTGTTTTCTATGTATATCATATTTTAACATTATCTTAGATAGTAAACTTTTACTACAATTTAATTTTTCACATATTTGTGCATTTGTTAATACTTCTATATTCTCTTTTATAAATTCTATTTCTGTATTTGTCAAAGGTTTTCTTATTTCTTTACTTATTCCTAATTGTTTATATTTATTACTTAGAATTTGTGAGTCAACTCCACACAGAAAAGCTATATAAGAAATATTTTTAAAGTTAAAATATAAATCCAAAAGTTGATTATCTGTAAAATTATTCTCTAAGCTATCTAATTTGGTTTTTGGTTTATTAACTTTTATTTTATTTTTAATTCTTATAGCCTTTATTGTATTATAAGGTATATTTAATTCCTCACTTAATTCCTTAGAACTTTTATTTACTTCTGAACATATCTTAAATATAATATCATCATTATATTTCTTCAAGCTAATCACACTCCTACCCTATTGAGTTCGCTTGAATTACCCCCCAAGTTTTAAATGTAGAACTTCTAGGTCTTAAATCTGCTTTATAACCATCAGGTACTTTCATAGTGAATCCAAGAGAACATATCTTAAACTCTCCATAATGTAATTCTACATCTTCTGCCAAAGCCACATCTATTCCAACACTATGCCCATATCCACCCTTAAATTCTAATTGATAAGTTTGTCCATCTAATAAAGTATAATCTATCTTTTTCATTTATTTTCTCCTTTTCTTTTATTTAAAATATCTTGCAATATGCTATTCATTGATTTTCCTTGTGGTATATTAGATTGATTTATAATAGGACATTTCTCCCTAAATCCACACAAATTATCACAAAAGAATTGTTCGTTTACATAATCTCTATTAGTAAACTCATTCTTTTCTAAACCTAATTCCACTTCTTTGGTAGTATTCTCTACATAATAAGTAATATCATCTATATCCTCTTGTGTTACAAAATAATATACATAACAATTTTGTACATTCAATAAATATTGATATTCTTTAGGTATTGTTTTTGTTTTAATCCATTTTTTTATCTCTTTTTCTTCTCCTAATTCTTCAATTAACTTATCATAGTATGGCTCTATATAGTTATCTTTCCTAGATTTTTTTGAAGATTTACTATTATAATAAACATTGACATATTTCATGAAGTCCCATCCAACTCTCTCTACTACAATATTTGGAAAAGATTTTTCTAGCAATATCTTATATAATATTAATTGTCTAGCTTTTTCTTTCATTTCATCTTTTGTGAATATAGTCGAAGTTTTAAAGTCTATTATATCTACATAAAATTTACCATTTTCTTTTCTATTGATTTTAAGGTAATCTATGTAGCCTAATATCCAATGTTCTCCTATTTGATTTAATACTTCCACTTCTACTCTAACATCTTTAGATATTTCAGTGTAATTATGTCTAAAATAATCTTTTAAACATTTCTCATAATTCTCTTGAATAGTTAGTCCACCTTTTCTATCTTTAGGTAAAAGTACACCTAATGCTTTAAGCCTTTCTAACCTAATTTTAAACTGTTCTAACATATCTTTATATTCTATGTTACCTAACACATAAGACTCTTGTATATCGTGTGCTAGAGAGCCATAAAAAGAATATGAAGAATGTAACTGAGGTACTCTATCTATTCTTTGAAGTTTATAAGATAATTGACAACCATTCCACTGCTCTAATTCACTAAAACTCCATAGCTTTACTTTATTAGCTCTCAATTCTTTTACTTTATCTGATTGTTTTTGATTTACTCCTAATTCAGATTGTCCTTTCAAAGTTAATAAATAGCCTTGTACTGTTTCAGTGAAATAACCACTCTTTACAAGTCCACCCATATATATTTGTTCTAATTTTGTTAAATCATCTTTTAAAATACCAAAATTAAATTTGTCTATGTGTATACTTAAGTCTTTAAACCATTGTTTATGTTTTTTTATTAAATCTACTTGAGGTGTTTGTTCCATAACTACACCTCTTGTATATTTGGAACAGATATATACTTTATATTATCTAAATAAAACTTCTTATCCATATTAGTAATTCCTATCAATATAGGATTCTTATATCCTTTTGCATAAGCTAATAATTGTTTATTAGGATTTTGTTCTCCTTTTTTAATTTCAATTATTACATCTCTACCACTTTCTTTATCTTTTGCTAATATATCTATTTTTCCTATTTTATCTACACATATTTCTTTACCTACAAATATATAATTAGGGAATATTTTATTAAAATTTTGTATAATATAATCTTGTATTTGTTTTTCTGTTATATTTTCTTTCCTATCTGTTTGATTATAATAATAAATTTCTATATCTAATATATCTTTTAAATATGTTAAAGATTCTGACTTATATAAAGTATAATATATAGGGTTATTTAATTCTTTTCTCAATAATTTTAACTCTAAATTATTACTTTCAATTTTAATTTTTGAAAATTCAATAAAAAATTCTTCAAATTTATTATATTTCATCAAATAATCAGAAATTTTTATATCATTTATATACAATATAGCATTTATTATCTTTATTTTAATTGAGAAATCATTTATTAATAAAAAATAAATTTTAAAAATTAAGTTTAAATCTTCTTTAAAATTATTTATTAATTTTAAATAGCCACTTTTAGTAAATATTATAACTTCTTTAACATTATTAGGTATAAATTCTGGTATCAATATTTTTTGTTCAGAAATTTCTTCTCTACTTACTAAAAAATAATCTTCATTAATAATAAATTTAGATTTATTATTATTAAAATTTTTAGTAATATCATTTACTTCTCTTTTATGTACTTTAGCAATATCCCAAGATGTTACCACTCTTTGACCTTTGTACTCCTTTATTAATATTTCTGTTTCTTTAATTTTTACTATGTTACTCATAGCATATATCAACTCCTCTATTTTAATAATTTTTAATACAATTTCTGCATTTTCTAATATTATATCAAAAAAATCTACTCTTGTCAAGTAGATTTTTTAAAAATTTTCATCTTTTAAATATTTTGTAAATATTTCTGTAATTTCTTCCCTATTTCTATCACAGATAGCTTCTTTTTCTCCTAATAAATTATTAGGTATATTATTTACATCTATGTATTTAATCTTACATTCTCTACCATATTTCTTTAATCTTTGAATATTAGGAATAAGACTATCTACATAATCTAAGGATTTATCTAGTGCAAATATAACTGTATCTACCTGTAAGAGTTTTAATATTTCTATATGATTTCTTGATAGTGCATTACTTCCTAATGCTAATGTAGGTATTTTACTTTCCATTTGCCACATTTTCATTACAGACTTTTCACTCTCAACTAACATAACTATTTTTGTCTTTTGGATTAAATCATAGTATACATCATAACCAAAAAACACTAAAGATTTACTATATCTAAGAATTGGCATATATTTATTTTCTTTCTCTTGTAAATGTATAGCATTTCTTCTACCAATAGCACCTATTAGTTCTTTGTTGTAGAATACTGGAATAACTACTCTACGAGTTCTTTTATCATATCTAATATCAAAGAATATTTGTGTTTCTATTCCTATACCATCATTTAAAAACATCTCTGATATAATTTTTGGGTATTGTTTTAAACATTCTTTATTATATATTTCAGGTATTTGGTAGATATAGTTTTCATTCCAATCCTCTATTTCTCCACATTCATTAACTAATTTATTATTTGAATTTAAAGATAAATATAACTGATTTATATATTTATTTTTATCTATACCCTCTAAATTACTTAACAAATCTAAAATATTACCTTTTTCATTATTTCTAAAATTATAATATCTTAAACTATCATCTAATGAAAGAACATAGGCATTTGAACTATGGCATATATCAAATCTAAGAGTAGTACCATCAGAACTAGGGGTTAATTTACCTACATAAGTATTTAAAAGACTATATAATATTTCTCTATTTAAGTTAAGGTTATGTAATACAATATCTTCTAGTACCATAAAATCAACTCACTAAGAGGATTTTTTCCTTGAGGTATCTTTTGGCATATTTTGAATAACTCCTATTTCTTCATAATAAAGTGTATCTAAATCTATGTAGTATAACAATACATAACCATCTCTACCATTTCTGTTTTTATCACAGAACACTGCATAATAAGGTACATCCATTCTAAAAGATACTTCTTCCTCTTTTCCTGTTTCCTCATTGTGTTTCATTACTATTAAATTTACTAATTCCTCTTTATCTAATTTTCTAAACATTATTAAATTTTCTAATATTTCTTTGATTGCTTTTGCTCTCGCTAAACATTTATAAGTCAAATATTTTGTTCCATAAGATTCTCCTGCAAGTTGTAAAGTAATAGTAAATGTTATGTTAAATCTCTTAGTCAAATTATCTGCGACTTTTGACAACTCTATAATATCTTTATACTCTTCCTCATCTGCTTTAAATGTATCATAAACAAAATGTCTGAATCCTTGTCTAACTTTTTTCTTTATTTCTCTTCTAAGTATACTAGGTTGCATAGTTTCAAAGTATATATGTGTGATTCTATCTTTGTATCTTTCTTTCCAATGCAACATAGCATTTACAAAGTAATCCATATCCTCTTTTGATAAACAATTTTCTCCATATTCTGCTCTACTTATAGTTTTTGCATTTTGATTAAGGAACACTAACACATTAGTGATATAAGCAAAAGTTATTATTTGTATAAAAGTTTCAAATACTTGTTCATTACAAAATAAACAAATTTTATCCTTTGAATTTTCTAATAAAGATAAAATATAGATAGTAATTAAAAGACTACTCTTCCCAACACCTGAAAAACTGGCTATTCCATTAACTCCTCTTACAATACCTTTATTCCACTTGTTCAAATAACTATACCTTAAATCAAAAGGTACACAATCTATTCTTTTACCACTTCTTATATTTTTAATAAAATCATCATTGATACTTTGAGTTAAGTTTGTTTCTACAAAGTTACTATCAGCTGTTCCTACACTACAAATTTCACTTATCATACCCTCTATTGTAGTTGTCAAATCTTCACTGTTATCAAAATTAGTTAATTTCCCTATAAATTCTTCTAATCCACCATTACGAGCTATTTTATCATATAATCTTAAAGGTATACTAACTATTGTATATTGCTCCAAAACACCCTCAAAATCAATTAAATCATTATCATTTAGTTGTTGAATAAGATAAAATATGTTCATACACTCTTGTTTTCTATTTTCATCAATAGATAGAGTGTTTAAAAAGGTAGATAAGGCAAATTCATCTATATTAGTATATTTTTGTTTATTATATAGTATTTTACAAACTTCATAAAATTTTTTATAATCTTCTACTGTAAATATCACATTTTTATTTGTCTTTTCTTCTAACATATTAAAATTATCTATATTTTGTAATATTCCTGCAAGTAGTCTAGCTTCTAATACTTGCATTATATCTCTCTTAGTATCAATTATACTCATATTATCCCTACCTTTTTTTCAAGTTCTGTATAGTCTTTCATAATTTTTTCATCTTTATTTATTATAATCTTACTTTTATCTGTTTTTAAATACTTAGGGTCAATATCATAAGGACTAATATATTGTTTATGTAAATCCTCTTTATTCAAATTAATTAAATATATTAATTGATTAAAATTAGCATTTACATCCGTACTTAAAGTATTCCACTCTAAATAACTATCTTGTATCTGATATAAGAAATAAATTCTTTTTTGATAGGTTTCTACCTCATTCTCAAAGTCTTTTAATAACTTTTTATTTTTTGCATTAAGACTTTTTCTATTACCTTGTATTAAAAATTCTAATAAGTTATCATATATTTCCTTATTTTTTTCTTCTACACTTTTATCTTTTTTCTTTCTAGCCAAAATATACACCACCTTTATTAGTAAAATAAGGTAGGCAAATAACTTTACCTACCTTTGATTAATTTTATTTAATTATCTATTCTAAAAAGGAAACTCATCTTTAGGGTTTTCTGTTGCATTTTCAGTATTTTCATTTGTTGTTTCTTCTTCTGTAATCTCTGAACCTTTAGTTTCAGTATTAACATTTTCTACATTAGCTGTTTCTGTTGTTTCATCCTCTACTGATTCTTTTTTAGTATTTCCAACTGATGTACTAACTTGTGCATTATTTTCCTTTATTTTTTTCATAGTTTCTATTGCCTTTTGCATTGAACTTTGAGTAGCATTTTGAATTGCATTAGCTCCTGAATTAGTAGAGTAGTCTTGTAAACTTGGATATTCTACATAGTCTACTTTATCAAAAGCTATAATGGAAATATTTACTGTGCCTCTTTCAACTGGAATTAATCCTATCTTTTTAAACTCTAAAGCCATTTTTTGTTTATATAACTCCATATCCCCTTTACTTGTAGCTTGATGTAGAAGTCTAACACCTTGAGTTACATCATCTTCTGTTGGTTCTCTAAATGCTTTACCATTTTCTAACTCTATTGTAGCAGGAACTAGATAATACCCTTCTAACTCAAAACTTTTAGCACAATCATTTCTCATAGTATCTAATATTTGTTTAGCTAAAGTTCTATCAGTTTTTAAAGCACCATCTAAGAATATTTCTAATGGAATTATTGCTTTTTGTTTATAATATTCATTTTGAGTACCAAGAGGAACATATAATTCTAATTCCTTATCTAAATCCATATTTTCTATTTCTTTTTTAGATAATAGAACATAACTATGAGTTTGTAATCTATAATCTGTAGTTTTTTGGTCTATAAATTCTACCTTTTTACATTCTAAAGTTTGTTGTAAAAATCCTTGAGTATTAACTCTATATCTACTTACCCCTTCAATTTTTACTTTTTTACCTTTAAATAATTTTAAAGCATCAACAAAAGATTTTACTGTTAAATATGTTTTTGTTTCTTTTTGTCCTTTAATTTCATATTTAATAGCTTTTCTTTTCATTTCCTCTGTTGCATTTTGTTCTGATACTCTTTGAGGTTGTCCATTGTCAAAATATTGTAATTTATCCCATTCATTAGTAAAAAATGGTAAAGATACTGTTGATTTTGTAACTGGATTTTCTACTATTAAATTTATAATAGTTTTAATTTCTACTTGTTTACCATCTTCATTCTTTGTTGGGTGTTCTATTCCTTGAACCACACCTATAATATCTACTTTTCCAATTAATTTTGATTTATCCACTGCCATTATACATCACTCCTTATCTATATTTTCTTTTTCTATTGTTGGTAATATTCCTTTTTGTTTTAAAAAATCATAAATAAATAATCTACCTTTTTGAGTCCAATAACTAATAATTTCATTACCTTTTAATTCACTTTTAATATAATTACAACCTTGATATTTTTCTGCTAATATGTAATAATTTTTTGTCTTATCTACAATTCCTAAATTACTTAATAAATCTTTAAAAGTAGATACCTCAAAGTCATAATCATTTGCTAATTGTTCTTCTGATATTGGATTTTCATTTTCTAATATTGTGTTATAATAATAATATTTATTAGGAAATAACTCTTTTAACTGTTGAATAATAATTAAATTATCTGCCTTTAACTCCTCACATATTTTAGAATTAATTTCTAATCTTACACATATACTTTCAACTATACCCTTTAAAGTTTTTTTATCCATTTTATTTGATTCACCTCTCTTTCTTTATGTCTATCTTACAAAACATTAATTTTATAATGCCTTTTAAGATAGACATAACACTTAATTAAAAGTATTATATCATATCTTTATAAAATTACAAGTATTATTTTACCTCTTTTTTAGATTCTTCTTTTCCTACATAGTCTGTTCCATAATATTCTGCACGAGTTCTTAATACTAAATCCATATCATTAGGTATCTCTACTTGTTCAAACATATCCATAGGTGTTTTTGCCACAGAGGGTATATCTACTGTTGTTCTTGTCATAAAAACATACTCATTATTATCATTAACTCTTGCAAATAACACAGTATCAAACATACCTTCAATACAAATCTTATCATCTAATACTTTACCTATTGTTTTTGGTGTATACATACCTAAATCATTCTTTTGAGGGTGCATTATATAGATTATTGTTATATCTTCTCTTCCTGCACAAAGTTCCTTTGGTATAGTTTTGAATCCATTATAAGCATTAACAGCCATTACAGTATATTTACTATAACCAGTTTCTAAGGCTGTTTTCATATATTCATCTGACATAAGATAACCATAGTCATCTAGTACAATAGTTTTGACATTTTTATTTTTATCTTTTGTCAAAATTTCACTCATTACACCTATCAACTCTTCATAATTAGTTATATTATATTGTAAAAATTTATTAGAACCTTTAAAAGATAGCCTATTTTTTTCACAAGAAATTATAACTGTTGATTTAGAATTTAATGTTCTCAAACTAGCCGTTTTTCCAGAACTTGAACTACCTATTACTAAAATTTTATCTGCACCTGCCATATTATTTATTCTCTCCTTTATTATCTTTATTAAAATATTCTCTATATTCATCTAAAGCTATATTTAGACCTATAAAATCCCATATATTAAAAAATTCATCCTCTTTTAATCTTTTCTTTATATTTTCAGTAGCTTGGCTAGAATATTCATTTAATTTGTCTATTACTTCTATTAGATTTTTAATACCATTTTTATATGCTGTTAAAGCAATATCAAATTCTTTCTCTACTGACTTTTCTCCTCTCATTTTTAAAATTAATTCTTGTTCTTCTTTTGTTAATTCCATAATATCAGCCTCCTAATTTTCTCTTTATTTCTTCTAATTTTACCTTAGTTAAACCAACTTTATTATTAGTTTTAACTATATGCTTATCTTTAAAATATTTATTGCTATAACACACATCATCATCTAGTATTACAAATTTTCCATTATATTCATTTATAACTAGCCAATCCTTAATTTCTAATTCTCTATTAGTTCTAGTACTACTTGTGGTATCAATAACCAAACTATCTAATGAATTTACTCTTTTTAACCAAGAATACTCGTGAAATATAGTATCAAAAAATTCATTAAATTCTTTTGAATTTCCCATACATATTCTCCAACTAGATGATATTACTATTTTTACATTATTTTCTAAGCACCACAATAATAATTTATTGAATACCCCTATATTCTCAAATCCCCAATCAGTATATCTAATACTACCATCATAACATTTAAAAGGTATATTTAACCCCATACCACTTCTAGTACCTATGTTATTTACCACTCCATCAAAATCTAAAAACAATATTTTAGTAACCATAAAATTCTATCTCACAATCTTGTCCTAAACTTAAAACAAAAGTAATATCTTGTATATCAATATAACAATCATATAATTGTTGTTGAAGGTTTAAATATGAATTTAAAGTATATCCTAATTTATCTGTATCTATATCTAAATCTTTTAAACTATCTTTAAATAAATGTTCATGAGTATTCCTTATAAAGGTTAAAAACTCTTGCAATTTATGTTGATATTCAAACCTAACCTTATAAGTATCCTCATTCTCATCATAAATTAAGCCTTCAATATCATATTCATACTCAAATTTACCTAAAATATAATTTACTATTTTACTTTGAAGTTTTAAACTATTTACATATAAATAATCATTCATTCCAGTATAAATTAAATATTTCATATCTCAACCTCTTCCCACCAATAATCTTTTATTACAAATAATTTCTCTGTTGCTTTTTGTCTATCTAGTGCTTTTCTATTTATATTTTGTAATAAATCCTTTTCCCATATAGTTATAAAATCATTTGGTGCTTCATATTCACTCACAACTACTATACATCTTTTTGACATTTCTCTTACTAAATTCCAAAACTTTTCTGTATCAAACTTTTGTTTATTATATTGTTTTGTATCTTTATATGGAGGGTCTATATAGATTAACATATTTTTATTTAATTTATCTAAATTAATATCAAATATATTTTGAACTGTGAATATCGTGTCTTTTAATGCTTCTTTTTGATTTAAAAGATTGGTATATCTTTCTTTTCCCATATTTCTAGGGTTGCCTTTATTATCTTTACCTCTTGCATAACTATCCATAAATACTGTACCATAACTGAATAAAAATCCAACATATCCATAATACCAATCCTCATAAGTATTATTTCCTAACAAGAAATCTTGTTTTACTTCTTTATATTTATTTTCATCTACCTCAATATAAGTATCTAAATCATCAAATTTTACTTTATCAAATAAAGCTATTAAATACTTATTATTGTCAAAAGCATATTTAGTTTTACATACTATTGGGTATTTTGTATTAGCAATTATATTAGCTCCACCACAACAAGCGTCAATGAATAAAGTACACCCATTAGCTTGAATTAGCTTGAATTAGCTTGTTAAGTAAAGGTATAATATATTTTGCTAGTCTATTTTTACTTCCCTGATAAACTATAATTACCACCTACCTTTCAATATTGTATAACCATTATAACATACATAATTAACTTTGTCAAGTAAAAATTTTATTATTTATGAAATCCTAAATCAGCTGGGTTAAAATCTCCATTAATATATCTAATATTTCCTCCAAAATTTTTTCTATTTTCTGTTACTTTTTCTATTAACTTGACTGTATCATTTGGTAAATTATTATATTGTCCTTTACTCCAGTAGTAAATAACCAACTTACTATCTCCATACACATCTGTATACCCTAATTTTCTTGCAATTTCTAAGGCTAAATATAGACCTAATAGTTCTCCATAATTATTAGATTTATCAGGGTCTAACTCAATATTATTAAATTCATTTATTTTCCAACCTTTAGATTTTAAAAATTCTTCAAACTTAGGTGTAATTAAATGATTTAATAAACTATTCTTATCTTTATCAGTAACTCTTACCTCTGTAATCCCTCTACCTCGTCCAGTACCACTGTCAAAGTATACACCCTCATTTAATTCTATATTAGGTTTTTCATATTTAGCACCACCATCTAACCAATCTTGTGCCTCTTGTAAAGTTTTAAAAGATTTATACCTTAATGCTTTTCTTTCCTTGCAAGTATTCCAATTTCTATCTATTCCATTGTCTAAATTTGAATTATACCAAGCATAAACTTTATTAGCCATTAGTCATCACTCTCTATTTGATAAGTTAATACCTTGACTTTACCTTGTACTTTCATTTCTGCTTTACACATTAAATCTAACCCTGCAAGTCTATCCTCTGTACTTTTAGAAAGAAATTTATCCCCATCCACATTAAGTACATATCTTCTAATATTATTATAAGTAATAATAGCATTAGGGTTATTACCTATTACACAACTAATTAATATTTTCATCTTCTATCAACCCCAACTCTTTTAATTTCCACTCTTCTGATTCTACTTGTTTTAACCAAGCATTAATAGTTTGTCTAACTCTTTTAACTTTGGACTTATAAATATTACCTTTAATTCTTTCTTGTGTAAATAATAAACCATAAGGTATAGTTTGAATACTTTTTAAATCTTGTAATTCCTCTATACATTTGTCTATTTGTCTACACATAAATTGATAATCTGTTTCTTTTGCTTTTTTCAATTTTATCAACTCCTTTTTAACTTTATAAAACTATTATAACATTTTGATTTTTATATGTCAATAAGTTTATTCATCTTTTAAAATTAATTTACTTAAAGATATTCCTATATATACAGAAATAATGGAACTTATTATATTACTTACTACAGGTAAATATATTACTAAAACCTCTTTATTTATAATACCTATATAATTTAATAACATTCCTATATAAGCTAGTATTATTAGTATTGTTAGAAGTATAGGTAACCACACAAGTATACTTACTAAAAATGAACAAATAATAAATATACTTACTTTTATTATATTATCTTTATTCATTAATTTTACCTCCTTTCTTAAATTTTTCTAAGTATAAAGATATTTTACCTTGTTTCTTTAAAAGATAAAATCTATGTCTAATAGCACTAATAGGTCTTTCTAGTAGTAAAGCAATGTCTTTATCTTTATGAAGTTTTCCTAATTTTAGACCAACTAATTCTATATAGTCAGATTCACTCCAACCTTTTCCTTTTTTACTTAATAATTTTTCATCAAATAATTCTCTTTTCTTATATCCATTTTCTGAACACCTAAACTTTACACCATTCTCAATAAAATAATATAAATTGCTATTTTCTTCTCTAATTACTTTTCTTATTTGAGAAACAAGAGGTTTAGTCTTTGGTATTCTTTTATATTTTGCTTTATGTCTATCATTTAAACTTTTTGTCATACATTTTTTACTACAATTTTTAGTTCTTTTGTCATTTTTATCTACTATTTGAACTAATTTACCACATACTTGACAATTAAATTCTCTGATTATTTTCTTTTCTATCTCTATCACTTCCTTTCAAAATTTATTTATAAGCCACCACATAGCCTTAAAACTAATTTTATATACCACAGGCAACTTAATTATATACCTAATATATAAAACTCGTTTAAAGTACCTATAATTGCTTTAAAATTGATTTAACCTTTTAACCCACAATATTCCTTAACTCTATCAATTAATATCTTACTGTTATTCCAATATTTAGTAATTTCATAATTATCTGAATACCTATAAATCAATTTATACATTCTATATTTATTATTTACTAATACACTTTTGTAGTAAACACTTTCTCCATTTTCCCAAGTTTTTACAAAAATATTAGGCAACTTACCCCATATATTAAGAATTTTCACAATATTTCAACCCCTTTCTTTCTAATAAAGTTTTTAATAATACAACACAACTTACAAGAGTAGTATTTTCTTGTTGAGTTTGAATAATATTTGTTAGATTATTTTGTTCTTCAATAGTCCACTTTATACTATATTTTCCATTATTTTTTACTTTAACATAAATACTAGAAAATATAGTATAATCATCTTTCATAAGTTGAATAGTAAAATTATTATCTTTTTCATATATTACATACACATTTTTACACAACAATCTTAAATTATCTATATTTTGGTAACTTAGAATAGTAATTAATTCACTATGATAAGACACATCACATAAAAATTTCAGTATTCTATCTTTAATCTTTTGAATAGTATTATTTTCTCTTAGTTTATCATAATATTTTTCATTTCCTTTTTTAAAGTTAGAATAACAATAATATACCCCTATATGATTATATAAATTCATACTACTAAAAGTGTTTTTATCATAGATAACATATAAACTATCTTGTGTTTGGTCTATTAGCATTTCAAATTTCCAACCATTATCTAAGTTAATAAAATTTATTTGTTTTACTGTTAAATTACAATGAACTAACTCACTTCTTATAATCATATTGATGTTACCTCTTGTAACTTGTCCTAAAGAATCAAATTCCATATACCACCCACCTTAAAAATATTTTAGTATTACTCTTATAATCACAAATCCAATAAAACCTAATATTATACTATTCATTCTCTCTTTATCACTTCTCCATTTTAAAAAGCTAATAATAGAAAACAAACATAATATACTACCAAAAGTTAATCCTATAATTTTAAATATCATTTAACCACCTACCTTTATTTTATTTAAGACTATTATATCATACTTTGACCTTTATGTCAAGCATAAAGTACAAAATAAAAATAGAGTAGTTAAAAACTACTCTACCTAATTTATTAATCTAGTTGTATAAGTGTATTAGCATTATTTCCTTGAACTTTTGGAAGTTTTCCATCCCATTTTTCAATAGCCATTTTTCTTAAAAGTTGAGGACTAAGTGAATTACTTTCAATAGCATTAGCTTTAGCTTTTAACTCTTTTTCTTTTAATTCATATTCTGCTAATTTAACTTTGTTCTCTTGTTCCACTAATAATTTTTGTTGGTGTGCTTTAGCAGTTTCAACTTCCTGTTCTGCTACTTTTTTCTTTTCAATAGCTCTCTCATAATCATCACTAAAATCGTGATTTACTAAACTAACATTACTAACTGAAATACCATATAAAGCAAAATCATCTTTTAAATCATCATATATTTGTTTTGAAATCTCTGCTCTTTTAGATACAAATTCCTCTATTGTATATCTTGAAATAGTTGCTTGAACTATCTCTTTAACTCTTGGTCTTATAAATCTACTTTCATATTTTGATTGAAAAGCAGTATATAATTTCAAAGGGTCAATAATACTAGCTTGTACTGTAAACTCTAACTTAATACTTTGCATATCTTTGGTACTAACTTCCATAGTTGTATCCATTTCATCTGTCTTGCCAAAGATATAAGTTTTCTCTCTTGTTTCCATATAAGTTCTACTTTGAACAAAAGGTATTTTAAAATGTAATCCCTCTGTTTCTATCTTTGATACTTTACCAAAATTACTAATAATAGCAACTTCTCCTGTATCTACTGTATAACCATTCCAAAACAATAAAGCTAATATAATAACTACTACTCCACCTAAAATTCCTAATTTAATTTGTTTTTGCATTAACTATCACTCTCCTCTTGTAAATGTGCTAATTCTAATTTAATATTTTTTAATTCATCTTGATATAAGAATAATAATACTTCATTCGTTGTATTCTTACTTTGTTGTTCTAAATAATTTTTTCTTTCATTTAAGGTATAAATATATTCCTTTATACTTTTAAATTCCTGTTCATCCTCATATTGAATAAATTTTAGTTTAGGAGGATAATAACCCCTAATTTTATTAGTTATTCCATCTTTAATTTTATATACTTTAACTATTTCTGTTTCTAAACAATTATGGCATATGAATATATAACTATTAATATCCTCCAAATAAACTTTATGAAATCTATCTTTTATTACATTGCCACAAACCTCACATTTCATCTATAACACACTTCCTAACTTATATTTAGAATTATATTCATTTAATATTTTTTCAATAGCATAAATTCTCCACAAACACTCTCTTGATTCTATACTATTAAAATATTTTTCTATATAATTCATTTTTTCTCTATTAAGCTCGAATTTATCTTTTAATTTTGCTCTTCTTTTGATATAATAAGATAATTCTTGTTTTAATTCCTCTCGAGATTTCTTAGAATATTCATCTTTATATATTTTATATTCCCAAATATGTTCAAACATATATCACTCTCCTACATAAATTAGTTTTTCAATATAATCTTTATTATCTTTAAAAATTGGTATTTCAGTATCCAATTCCCAACTTTTATCTGTTTTGATACAACAAGTACCTCTTTTTTCACTTGTAGTATAAGAGTAGTAATCAATTTTAATACTATCTAGCATATCTACAATATCTTTTCCATTTTTATTCTCTAATTCTTTATGTGTAAAATAAGCTCTACCTATCATTTGTATTGCATTTTTAATAGCATCTTGTTGTCGCCAAACAAAATAATTATTTACTTCCTCTTTTTGTAAATTAAAAGTTCTACTATCAAAGACTTGTAATGTATTATATCTATCCAATAATGAATCTATATAAGACTTACTACCCTCACATTCAACATAATATGCAAACATATTTCTATAAAATTCTTTATTAAAAACTACACTTGCCATACTCGAAGTAATGCTGATAATTTTACTTATATTATTATCAAACCAAGCACAACTTTCTAAATTTTCATAATCTACTAAAAGTAAACTAATTTCATCTGATTGACAATAACCTAATACACAACCTTGTACATTCTCACATAGATATTTCATTGTATTTTGCATAGACTTCATAAATATAGGGTCAAAAGGCTTTTTCATATCTTTTGTAAATGTATGAAAGGCTTTACCATCAACTCTTATAATAACAGGTGTTCTACATATTAAATAATGTCTAGTAACATATTCATATTTTTTCATTCTTTCATCTAATTTCATTACACCACCTCTATTTCTAAGTTCTCACATTGTATTAAAATATCTTCAAATATCCCACTAAGTTTATTATATAGTTGTATACTCATATTATCTATTTCAGATATTAAAACTAATTTTAATTTATTATCTAAAAATGTATAATCAAACCAGTAGTCATTATCCTTATCTTTGATAACTAAATACTCTTGTTTGCAATCCATTTCCAAACTTGCTTTATCATATAAATCATTCAATTTTTTAACCAATGAATCAAATTTACCAATTAAAATTTGTCTGTTCTTTGCTTGTTCTCTTGTTTGTTTTATTTCATTCAAAGAATTAATTGCATATACATTATTAGATTCATAATTACTATGTAATTTACATGTCTTTAAATCTAATAACATCATTAAAAGTTTATAATGCTCCTTTTGACAATCTCCTTTAAGAGTATTTACTTTTTCATTACAATGTTCTATTGCAACTTGTAAATCTCTTATATCATAACTTAAATCTTTTTCATTCATAATACACCACTTCCTTTTTAACTTTTGATACCCAATTATAGCATATAAATTTTAATATGTCAATAAAAATTTTAATAAAATAAAAAGAGTAGGTAATTCCTACTCTTTACTAAATTTTTCACATACTCTTGTGTATTCATTACTGAATAAATTATTTGAATATTTTAAAATTTTATTAGCATTTCTTGGATAAAGGTAAATTATTAAATCTAGGAGTAAAGTATCATAACGAAGTTCACTTGTGTATTCTAATACTCCTTGAGCCTTAGTTCTATTTAAGTTTTTAGCTTTTATATACTTACTCAATAAATCTAAATTAAATCTATTTTTTAATTCAGTATATATTTCACGATATACTTCTGTCTTTTTCACATATTTAAAGGTGTTATCCTCAAAAACTGAATCTAATATCATTACAATATTTTCCACTAAGGTAGGTTTCATTTTTCTATCCCAATAAAATAAATCCTCTATTATTTGTAATTTTCTAATTTCATCTTTTAATTCCTCATTTTCTTTTTTTTAATAACTCTAATTCTTTGTTTAAATCCATATAACTAATCCCTCATCTTTTCTAAATATTCTTGTAATTCTTTATTATATCTTAAACCAATCTCTAATTCATCAAATATATTTTCTATCTTTTTAATGTGATATTTAATATTTTCTTGATATTTTTGACAAAGTAACAAAACTACCTCTTTTAATTTTATTCTATCCTCATAATATATACTTTCATTTGTTAAAATATTTGTTTTAAAAAATATTCTTTTAAGGTCAAATATAAGATTATTAACTTTAAAATCTATACTGAAAGGTCTAGTATCATTACTTATTAAGTTAAATTCCTTATCTATTAGAGGTTGACAATGTTCAATTAATAGTATTATACTATCCATTTTATCTAATAAAAACTCATCATAAGTGTATTTATTTCTATCTAATCCAAACTTTTTATATTTATTTTCAAATTTTTCTACATTTCTTTCTTTAAGATTTAAAAACTTATTTTGAAAATTATATTTTTCAAGATAACTATGTAAATCTACTTCTCTAAATTTCTTCATCTAATTCTCCATTCTTTTTACAACAGTATCAAATAAAGCTAATAAAGTCAACATTCCTACACTATCTTTTGTGTCTGTATATTGAATATTATTTTTAACAGGTTGATATTCATTAACTAATTTTCCATTATGAACACAAGTACCTACATTAAATACTAATACAGGCTTTTTATCACTTGTATGAAAATCTCCTATACTACCTTTAACTCCACTTGCACAAATTATTATATCTGCATTCTTACAAGCATACATCATATACTCATAACTAGAGTTAGTATTAACACACATAACATCATTCTTATAATATCTTGTAAGTATATTCATTAATGGTTTTCCTACTGTTCTACCTTTACCTATAATAGCTATTTGTTTCTTTGCAAAATCCTCTATATTTAACCAATCTAAAAATTGCATTATTCCTTTTGGGGTTGCAGGTGCATAATCATAGTTGTTTGTATCTAACCATTCTGATATATCTAATCCCTCTACATCTAATCCTTTTGCTACTAATTTTTTATATGCTTTATAAATATTATCTTCACAAGGCATATCTAACATACAAGGTATTCTATTACCATTTATATCTCGTAGGACATCTTTTAAGCCTTGTATTGAGGTAATAGGTATTGCTACTATCTCTAATCCTAACATTTGTCCAAAAGCCATTCTATGTTTTGCATATAACATACAACCTTTATCGTTTTCATTTGTTAATATATAGAATTTCTTTTTTAATTCAAGCTGTCTTACTCTATTTTGTAGTTCTTCAACTTTAAGATTAAAATATTTTCTCATCTCATCTTTTAATTTCAATTCTGAAAGCCTTAGCATAGCCATTTTGGTGTTTCCTCCTCTATATCTATATCATTACTACCCTCTTTATAGATTGGTTTATTTTGACTATCTAAACCTGTTAAAATTGATGTATCATTTCTAGTAGGAAATATATTAATTAAATTTATCTCTCCAAATAAGTCAATCATATTTTCTACTAAACAAGCCACAAACTCATCTTTTTCTGCAATAGCAAATAACTCTTTTGGTGTATAAGTATCAAAATCTCTATTATCTATATTTACTACATATAAACACCAATAAGCAACAAGAGTTAATACATAAAGATAAAAAGGATTAGTATTTCTAAACCCCATTAACTGTTGTGTAGTCAATCTTTTAACATTATCTTCATCATTTATAAATAAAATCTCTTGTAAAAAATTTAATATTCCATCTATATCTCTATTAGTATCTAAATACATAGCTTTTAAAGTTTTACTAGGTATTTTTGTATTAAAATCCTCCCACTCATAGTGTTTACCATTAACTACTAATAATACCTCTTGTGTTTCTTTATTTAATATTCCACTAACTACAAACATTAGGCATTTCCTTTCCCTTTGATAGTTCTTTTAAAACCTTGTCTAAAAGATATGTTTGTTTATATTCCTCTAATTTTTCTAAAAATTTATCATTTTTTATTAAATTAGGGTCATCTATATAACATAAGTCACTACACATATATTTATAAAACTTATATCTTTCCTCTATATATACAATTTTTTCTACTATCCCTTTTCTGTTATATTTATCAAATCTGAATATTTTTAACATTAAATTTTCCATATAATCATATAAACTATTTATATTCTTATCTTCTAGTAACTTAAACATATTTTCTTGGTCTTTTATAAAAAGTTTTTTATAATCTTCTTTAATATATTTCATCTTATCTACCACCTTTTCCTTTTCTTAATTTAACTATTTCTCCTAAGAATGTTTTTCTATTATATTTTGTATCTCTTTTTCTTGCATTCTCAAAGGTAAACTTATCATATAACACTGTTAAAGTTTTACTAGCACGAGATAATGCAGTATATACTAATTGTTTAGTTAGCATAAATGTATGTGTTCTACTTGCTACAAATATTACATTTTCTGATGTACACCCCTGTAATTTATGTACAGTTGAACAATATGCAAGTTCCCAATTAACATCTCCATCTTTAAATTTAACTTCTCTATCATCATCTAACATAGTAACAGTGTATTCATATACTATCTCTACTTTTGGATTACCTTGTTTATCATAATAATGATTTTCCTCATATACTTCCTTACCCTCTAATCTAAACCTATCCCCGTTGAATACCATTAAATCATAATTATTTTTCATAACCATACCAATAGTTTTAGCATTAGGATTATCTTTTTTATACAAAGTTTCTAAGACTTCATTAATTTTCTTAGTACCTTTATCTCCTACCTTTTGAGGTAACATAATAGTAGTATTTTCAAAATTATAAGGATTATTTGGGTCTACACTATTCATTTCTTGCATATACTCATAAATAAATTTACCTAAAGCATCTCCCGTTTCTAGTTCTTCAGATAGAGGTAACATAAATACATTAGGTTCTTCATTCATATACATAGTATCTTCCATAGGAGAGTAGTCTACACAATATTTATCACAAATATAAGGTATATAGGTGTCTGATTTTGCTCTCATTATTTGTGTTAAATTGATATAATTACATTTCAAATCCCCTATTTTATATAAGTCTATGAAATCTCTAAAATAACTACCTACACTAATACTAGGTAATTGATTAGTATCCCCTACCATAACTATTTTAGGTAATTTAGGTATTTCTTCTTTTGGTGCATTTGGATTTTCTAACATAAATTGTTCTCTTCTATCTAATGCAGGACATAATACTTTAGTAACTAGCATTTTGTAATGCTCCAAGCCTAGCATTGAACACTCATCTATATAATACACTTGTTCATTAATAGATTCTATTTTTTGTTCTTCATCATCTTTATTAGTAGAACTTCCACCACTTCCCATAAAATACTTATGAAAAGTATATGCTTGTCTACCTGTAAAATTTGTTAAGACCTTTGCTGATATTGCAGTTGGTGTCAATAGAGTTATATCATATCCTGCTCTAATCATACTATCAATAACTTGCTTAGATGCCCAACTTTTGCCTACTCCAGCTTTTCCCGTAATAATATTAAATCCATAATGTCTAAAACTTCTCACAGCTTGATTTTGTCCTTCATTTAATTTTACCTTATTCTTTTTTAATACAAAATCAATAATATCATCTGTAACAAAATCATATTTTTCTTTTTCAAGTGCCTTTAAATATCTATATACTTGCTTTTCCACCCAATAAGCCTCTCTACTTGTTATAAACTCAACCTTATCTGCATACCCCTCTTGGTTAACATCTATAACTTTACAATGTACATCTAGTAATAATACATCAGAAACTCTTATTCTATCTAATATATTCTCTCTTGTGACCTTATCCACTACTGTTCTACTATATTGTTGTTTATAATCATCAGTAATTTTAACTACATATTCAAAAAACTTACTGAAAGGTAATATTGTACTTCCTTCTGTTCCATTAGCAATAAAGTCCTCTATAAGCACATTAAAAGTTGTAATAGTGAAATAATCAAAGTTAAATCCATTCACTATTCTTAAATAGTTTTGTAGTCCTATTCCTTTTACATCTTTTACAAAGTTTTGTAAGTCTGCTCTAAATTTAGGTATCCATATACTATCTAGTTCTCTTGTAGGCTTATATCCTATTTCTAATAATCCTCTGTCTGCTAATACACCTTTTACATATTTATAATATATAGCAGAAGCTACACTATCTGTTATTTTAAATTCTTTTTTAAGGAATAAACACCATTTATAAGCATCTACACCCATTTGTTTTTTCGTTAGTGCCATAAGTTTATCACTCTCCTTATTAATTATATTTTATGATATATTATACCATTTTTATTTGTTATTGTCAAGATTTTCTTTTCTAAATTCTTCTATGAGTTCATTAATTCTATTGTTATAATTTATATAGTTTTCATAACTTCTAGTAAAAAGTTCTTCAAAATTTTTAAATATTTGTTCTCTCATTCTATAACTAGGTAAATATAAGTGTACATCTTTTTTCTCTCTAATAGCACTTCTAAACATCCACTGTACTAATTCTGATAAAGCATATAGTTCTTCATCTAATTGAGAACGAACACCTCTGTGTCCTCCTATAGCATTAAATAAATCTTCATATATAGGATTAATATATTTGTTATATAAATAAATTAACACATTTCTATTTTTATATTTATTTGTACTTCTAGCATTTAATGGCAGGAATCCTTTTGTGTATCCTTTTCCTTTTAAAAATTCTTTTTTATCTTTTAAAGTAGTCCACAATGTATTTTCAGATTTACAAGGACATATATTAGTTATGTAATTATGCACATTTGCTTTTAATTGTTTTATTTCATTGTTTTTACCTTTATTATTCAAATAAGTATATGTTAGTGCATATTCTCTTTTATCCTTACTATTTAAAGAACCCTCATATAAATGTATTTTTGTATATATTTCTTTAAATTCCTTAATAGTATCTTGTATATTATAAGGGATTAAAAAATATTTAGAATTAGGTTTATGAATACTTTTTAATGTATAAGGTATAGCATATAACTTTAATAATCCTGCTAAATATTGACCTTCAAACATATAAGTTAGAATATAACATCTTCTTACCATAAAAAATATGTGCATAGGTAAAGCATATATATATGAATTTCCTTTTTTTAAAACTTGTCCAAAAACACATTTATTTATAAAATTTTCATATAATCCTTTAGTTTTATCTTTTGAATTTAGATAATCTGTATCTAACCAATCAACTTCTTGGTATTTACAGTCTTTTAAATAAGTGCCTAATGCTATCATATTCTTAGATAATAATAAATTCCAATCTTTTGAAGATAATGTATTATAACAAAATATATTAGGTACTTCATCCAAATATAAATCATAGTCTTGTCTTTCTATTTCTTCACACCAATCTATAGTAATATATTCAAATAATTTATGTGTCATTAGTATGTTTTTACCCTCTTGCATAGCCTTATATACATCTTTACTTTTAGAGAGTAATTCCTTTGTATTTTCATCTTGTTTACATTTAGGAATATAAACATATATATTTTCTTGTTTACATCTTTCAAAAACTCTATCTATTTCATCTAAGAATGGAGTAACATAAATAAACTTATCTTTATGGTGTTTGTAATTATCTATTAAATTTTGTATAGCCCATTGAGTTTTACCTTTTCCACATATAGCATCCACTATCTGTATATTTGTATTCCTACCCTCATTTAATGCAGTATATCTAAGATTAAAGTTATTTAATCCTATCCATTTTTCTATATTTGTTTGTTTCTTTTGTTCTTTCATAAATTAATACCTCCTATTTTATTATGTGCTAGTAGTTAAACATAGCATAAATACTAAGATTTTTAATTGTCAATTAAGCAAAAACTCAATCTATATAGTATAAATTCTTATGTTGAGTATATTATGTCCATAAAATATTAATATTATGTATATTTTAATTTTTCTTTATGTATCAATGGATTTATATTTTGTGTATCATATTCATTCTTACAATTTTAATAGTTGATTTAGTAGTTTGTTATCTAAAAATTTATTCAATGATGACAATGTATAATTACAATAAATGTATTCAAATAGTAGTATTTACTAAGATTTTCAAACACTGATTTTATGGTATGTTGAGGCTTGTAAAAAATTTCTCTCAATCAATCTATTTTTCAGTGGTAGAACCTATTTCAAAAATTATATGTAAATTCGTGTACTTCAACTCTTGTATTTTCTGTATGTTCATAGAAATATTCTATATAATATAATATATAAAAATAGAACACAACCCAAAGAGCTTCAGCTCTGTTAAATACTCTTCTGTAAATTTACAGTATTATATCATAATATTAGCATAAAGTCAAGCATATTTTAAAAAATATTCCTTGACAAGTTAATAAAAGTATGCTATAATTAGTTAAAATATAATTAATAGGAGGTATAACAATGAAAGAAACAAAAACAAGAGTTACATTAAATGAAATTTTCTTTGCATACTATGTAAATACTAAGGTTTCAAAACAATGTAATTTACATAGTAATAATGTAAAAATAATTCATATTAGTGTAATTAATAAAAATCAAATAAAAATAGAGTTTAAATTCTTACATAAGAATACTATTCACTTTGCTTTATTTAGACCTATAAATACTAAGACACTGAAAGAGTTGGCAACCTATATGAGTACTAAAGATTGGATTTATAAAGAAGTAGATATTAATAATAATGAGATATTCCCTACATTTATACCTGAAAAGATATTTTTAGAGTTAAAAGATTTAATGTGGATAACAATATATACTTACTATATGTTGGATACGGATAAATATAATAAGTTAGAAGATGTTATGGGAGGATTTTGGTGTATAAGTAAACTTAGGGTATATCCTCTTGTTTTAGAATGGAAAAGAAGATATAATAATTTTAGTAAAGAAGAGTTAGAAAATATAAAATAAAGGGAATTTATGAACAAGAAAAGAAATCATAAACTAATTCAAACTTATAATTATCATATCCCTAGACAAATAGGATTGAAAAGATATATTAATTTCATAAGTAAATATATTATAGCTTTCAACATTCAATCAAAGGAAGAAAATAATTATAATAGCTTTACTTTGTGGAATGATTTATATGAGAAAGGTATTTGGAACATAAAGAGAACATCAGAAATAAGAAGATATTTTAGAGATGAATTTAAAAAAGGTTGCTATTCTAAAATGCAACCTGAAAGAGTTGTCATTCATAAAACTCAAACTAGATGTCTAATAGTCTTTAAAATAAATTATAAGTGGGAATTAGAGCAAACAGACAGTGAGGACTATAAAGAGTATACCTTTATCTTTATAAACTTAAATAAAGGTATTACAGAGCTTTTAAAAGGAAGTGATGATATATTAAAGGATTAAACATTGTATTAGTTTTATTATTAATAGTTCTTGGAATAATGATATTAGATTTTATTAGGTTGAAAATACAGTTACATAAATTAGATAAGAAATTACAAGAACTAAGTGGAGAAAGTTATAGAGAATTTATTAAGAGAATTAGAGAAACATTAGAAAAGGAATTATAGAGGTTGAGATTTACCTCTATAATTTTTATAAATTTATTATTGACACATTAAAAATTATATGCTATAATAAGTTAAATAGTAAATTTAAGGTAGGGGGTCATATGAAGAGAATTAATAAAGTGAGTTGGTTTCCTATTGGTAAAAAAGGGAATGGAGATGAGGCAGTTAGACTTATACTCAATAAAAAGGCTATGGAACAAATGGGTATGAGTAAGACTGGGTGTAGAGATGTATTGGTTGAGTATGATTTTAAAAACAAAAAGATAATGGTAACACCATTATTAGAAGATGAAGAAGGAGTGATGTGTAATGAAATTACAATTAAATAACATTGTTAAACTAGGAGATTATGAAGTTAAAAGTCTAAATGTAGATAGTGTTTCTTATATAGGAACAATAGATATTGCAACTTTACACAGATATAAGGTTAAAGATGTTGAAGAACTTATAAGTCTGTGTAAAGATAAGTTTGAAAACAAAGAGCTAATTGAAGTGGATAAGAATAATAACTTGGAATTAAAGGATAAATATTTGTTATCTGATAGTGGATATTTAAAATTCCTTGAAATATTAGAAGATACAAGAACAAAAGAAAGATATAAGTATATGTGTTCTAATTTTTTTAATAAGAAAGTGAAAGAAGAACTTAAACAAGAAATTAGAGTTAAAGATACTATTACTAGCTTGGAGTTGTTAGAGCAGATAAATATATTTAGAAAACAAGAGTATGAGGACAAAAGAGTAAGAGGTACTTTAACAGAAGCAGAACAAAGAAAAGGTACATATACTGAGTTATTACATAAATCTTTGTTAGAAGTAATCAGAGATGAATTTGAGTATGAAATAGGAGAGCAAAAAATTTTGCCGTCCTCTTATAAAAATTCTCAAAATAAAGAACAACCTATGTTTATATTAAATATAGACTATGCTAAACAAATACTAATGAGAGAATCTAAATATGTTCGTAGAGCTGTAGTTTTATATTTGAATAAATTAGAGGATAGAGTAAAAGAATTAGAAAAACAAATAACTACAAAAGACCAATATATGTTAAACATTATGAACTCTAGGTCAGATGTAGAAAGAGCAATCAATATTTCAAAATTTAATGTAGAATATGTAGTACCTTTGGAAGATAATTTAAAAGAAGAAACAGATAAAAGAATATTAAAAGATTTAGAATTAAAAAATCAAAAACATAAGGTAGAATTATACGATACTATAGCAGATAAAGATAAGACATTTACTATGTCAGAAGTTGCTAAGTTAATAAATTATATTGGTATAGGTAGAAACAAATTATTTGAAATATTAAGAATTAATGAAATTCTAAGAGCTAATAATGAACCTTATCAACAATATGTAGATAGGGGTTGGTTCAAAATTATAGTAACAGAAAAAGGTAATCAAGTAGTACCTCAAACAGTAGTATACCAAAAGGGGATAGAAAAGATATGTGAGTTATTAGATGAGTTAGGGTATAAGAAAGCAACGAGATAAAGAGTAGAAATATCTACTCTTTTATTTTTAGTAAAATATTTTAAAAATTTTATTGACATAATCTATTTTATATGCTATAATAGGTTATCAAAAGTTAAAAAGGAGTGATATTATGATTAAAATAAGTTTAGGAACAATTAAAGGTAGACATTCTTTACCTGTAACAGATTATGTTTTTAATAAAGAAATTGTAGATGTAACAGATGTAGAAAAGATACAACAAGATGTGGATTATTACTTTATAGAGAATATTGCAAATATAAGGTCAAAGGATAGAGTAAGAATAATTCTCTATGTTACAGGTTTAACAGTTGTAACATTAGCTATAGTAAAGGCTTGTAAGTTATTTGACTGTGAATTAGTTTGTATGCACTTTGATAGAGAAAGTAATTCATACTTTGAACAAATAATTTTATAAGGAAAGTGAGTGATTGAATGAAAGTAAGTAAACTGAATTGGCTTAACATAGGAAGAGGATATGAGAGTATCCGTCTTATCCTAAATAAGAAAAAGGTTGAGGCTATGGGATATGATAGAGATAAAAATAATGAAGTAGTTATAGATTATGATATAGAAAATCAGACCATAACTATAAAACCTTTCAAGCCACAAAAGAAACAAGCTAAAAATATTGTTGTAGGTGCTATTTTAGATATGAAAGGAGATTTTAGTATTACAGATATAATGAATAAAGTGTCTAAACTAGATAATAAACTTGCTGATAGTAAAGATATTGAAATCAAGTTAGAACAATTAACTGAATTAGGGTTGATTGGTAAAAGTGAGTTATGTTATTTCTCATTAAACTAAAATTTCAATTCTGAATGTCTGTGATATGTCTAAAAATGATTTTAAAAAGTTTTTGGATTAATTATATACCTAAGTTTCTAAAACTGTTTTAAAGGGTAAATTACGAGGTCTAATAAATAATAATTACGAGTAATAATTTTTAAGAGGAGTGATAGAATGAAAAATAAAAATTTAAAATTACTACAAGATAAATCAATAGAATTTTTTAATAAATGGGGAGTTGAAGCTTTACATATTTATTATACCAGAATTTTAGAAAGTTTTTTAAATGATGTAGGTGCTAGTTGGAATCCACCTATAAAATGGGAAAATTTACCTGAAAAAGCTAAATCAGATAGTTTAACAGAGGAATATTTATTTATAAAATTCATAGTAGAGAAAAGAAAAGATAATTATGATACTTACAGAGAATCTTATGAGGATATGGATGTATTTTTAGATGACCCTGTATTAAAAATGTTATTAGATTATAAAGCAAAATATTTTATTGATGAGGTATTTGCTGAATTAGGTTTAGAAATAGTGGGAAAAAGAAAAGATGGTGGAGTATTAGTTAGTGAAATAGATAAGAATAAATTTATAAACTAGGGGTAAGAATGACTAAACAAGAACAGTATAATAAATATATGCGAGAATTAATAAAAGAACAATGTAATAATAATTTAACTTTCAAATGTACTTGGTTAGATTTAGAAAAGTTATATAAAGAAAATTTGAATAAATTTTTTAAGAAGAAGTATAATCAAGATGGAGTAATTATATTTGTAAATAGTATGAAAATTTTAATTGAATATACAGATAATAAATTTTTAGAAGATATAGGATATAAAAAATTTGAAGCTAGAATTACAGATATGTTTAAGAGTTTTACTTCACAATTAACTATTTATTATGGTTATATAGCAGATTTTTTAGATAGCTATTGGTATAAAGAATTTCATATAATAAGAAATAAACTTATAGGAACTTATGAGTTTGAAAGATATATGAAATCTTGGATTGAAATTGGATATTTAAAATATAGAGATAATTTAATAGTTGGTACTAATTATTATGAATTATGGCAAATGATTAAAACTTTTCCTAGACATACATTTTTAAAATCTCAATATTTTATGAATAAAGTTGAACTATATGTTGCAGATTGTATAGATGTACTTACTATACCACAAAAAGAATTATACGAGTTATTTAGAGATGAAGTATTTAAGGTTAAGCCTATTACAAGAGAGTGGGTATTAAATTCAGAGGTTAAAGTACCTACAATAGAGGAAATAAATAAAGAGTTTAAAGAAAAATTAAATAAAATTAAAATATAAAAGGAGATTATAATATGGTAGATATTGGAAATTTAAAAGATTTTGATGTGTTTAAAAATGAAATTTTAAGAAATTTAGGATTAGTGGTAAAAACTTTTAAAGTTGTTTATAATGAAGAAAATAAAATACCTATGGTATCCTTAAAATTATATGAGGATAACGAAGGAATTAAAAATAAATTAATTCAAGTTTTAAATACACTAAATATTATAGATGATTTTTTAACATTAGGATTGAATATTGAAATTTCTTATTGGAATGAGAATTTAACAATAACTGCTTTAGATGGTAGAGAAATTTTAAATAGAGATTTTGGTAGATATTTGATAACTCATTTATATTCTACTATAATAACTACAAAGGACAAAGGAGATGTGATAGAATGAGAACACTATTATTAATGAGAGGATGCCCTGCAAGTTCAAAGTCTACTTGGATTAAGGAAAATGGATTAGAACCTTATACACTAAGTGCAGATGAAATGAGAGTAGCAATTCAGAACCCAATTTTATCTTTAGATGGAGAGTTTTCTATTAGTCAAAAGAATGATAGACTTGCTTGGAGTATGTTGTTACAGTGCCTTGAAGAAAGAATGAAAAGAGGAGATTTTACAGTTATAGATGCTACTCACTCTACTCAAAAAATGTTAAACAACTATAAAGCATTAGCAGAGATGTATAAGTATACTATATTTGTAAAACAATTAGATACACCATTAGAAGAATGTTTAAAAAGAAATAGATTAAGAGATAAGTATAAATTTGTACCTGAAGATGTAATTAAGAGAATATATACATTAGTGCAACAAACAGATTTATCTAAAGGTGTTAAAAAAATTGATAAAATAGAAGAAATAAATAACTTTTATGTAGACAATATTACAGATAAATATAATAGAGTTATTATTATAGGAGATATACATTCTTGTAACACTGTTTTAGGACAAATGTTTGAAAAAGAAGAATTTAGAGAAGATACTTTATATGTGTTCTTAGGGGATTATTTGGATAGAGGAATAGAACATAAGGAAACTTTAAAAAGAATGATGTATTTATCTACTTTAAAAAATGTTATATTATTAGAAGGAAACCATAATCATCTAGGACATTGGTGTCAAGGAAGAGAAATCAAGAGTAAAAAGTTTTTAAATGAAACTCTTAAAGTTTTAATAGATGGTCTTAATGACGAAGAAATAGAACAATTTAAATCAAAAGGTAGACAATTCTATAAGAAACAAAGACAAGCCTATGCTTTTGAATTTGATGATAAAAAATATTTATGTACACATGCAGGACTTCCATCAGTACCTTTGATGACATACATAGCAACAGATGATATGATTAAAGGTATTGGAGATTATGAAGATGACATTAGTGGTATTTATGAAAATAATTATGCACTAGGAAAATGTCAAGAGTTTACTCAAATATTTGGACATAGAGCTAATAAGTGTACAGAACATTCTATTAACTTAGAGGGTCAAGTAGAGTTTGGTGGAAACTTGATGTACTATGTACTTGAAAAAGGAAAAGAACCTAGATTAGAAAGTATAAAGAACGAAGTTTATGATAAAGATTATTTTAATAGAGAAAGAGAAAAGTATAGTAGAACAGAAAGTAGAAATTTAACTCAAAACGAAGAAGTAAATAAACTTATATTAAGTAAATTAGTAAAAGTAAAACAATGTGAACCTAACTTATTATCTCTTAACTTTGGAGATAATGTGTTCAGAAAAAAACAATGGAATGATATTACAATAAAAACTAGAGGATTATTTGTAGATAAGAATACAGGAGATGTTAAAATCAGAAGTTATAACAAATTTTTTGGATATCAAGAAAGAGTAGAAACAAGAGATGAATATTTAATGGAAAATCTACAATATCCAGTATTAGCTACCTACAAAGAAAATGGCTTTTTAGGACTTATGTCAGTAGTGAATGGAGAAGTAGTATTAGCTACTAAATCCACTACTCAAGGAGATTGGAAAAATTATTTTCAAGAGTTATGGGATAGAGAAGATTCCAGTGTAAAAATGTATTTACAAGAGTTTGCAAGTAAAGAAAATTGTACTATAATATTTGAAGTTAAATCTTTTAAAGACAAACATATAATAGATTTTGATAAGGAAGAACTTGTGCTATTAGATGTTGTTAAAAACAGTTTAGAGGTTGATGGAGTTAATATTGATATAAAATATAGCTTAAAGTGTTTAGATGAGTTTAATGATTATTTGAGAGCTTTAAACAGTAAAATTATAAGAATAGTAGATACAGTAGCTATATTAAATAATTTTGATGAGTTCAAAGAGTTATTACTAGGATATAAATATCATCATTTTGAAGGTTTTGTATTTATAGACCAAAAAGGTTTTATGTTTAAATGGAAATCTAACTACTATAATAAGTGGAAAAGTGTAAGATATTGTTATCAATATTACTTAAAACATTGGCAAGAAGCTTTTCCATTTAGAATATGTAAAGATAGTTTTGAAATAAACTTTATGAAATGGATAACAGAACAAGATATTATTTGGTTAAAATCTATTGATTATGTTGATGTAATAAATGAATATAAAAATAATATAGGTAGTTAAACACTACCTATATTTATTAAAGGAGTAATGTTATGAATTACTATTTTAGTGAAAATAAACAAATAAAATTATATAATGATGATTGTCTTGTTATTATGCAAAAATTATTGGATATAGGAATGAAAGATAAAATAGATTTAATAGTATGCGACCCACCCTATAAAGTAACAAGTAGAGGTAGTGCAGGTAATAGTGGTGGAATGTTACAAAAGAAAATAAATAGACAAGGAAAAGTTTTTAAACATAATGATTTAGATTGTAAAGATTGGTTTAAATATTGTTATGAACTTTTAAAAGAGAGTGGACATTGTTATATTATGTGTAATCATATCAATCTACTTAATTATCTAAATGTAGCAAAAGATAGTGGTTTTCATTTTATTAAATCTCTTATATGGAATAAGGGGAATAAAATAATGGGTCAGTATTATATGTCGCAATTTGAGTATATTTTATTCTTTAGAAAAGGCAAAGGTGTTAAGATTAATAATTGTGGTACAAGTGATATAATAAATATACCTAATATTAAAACTAAGGATAAAAATGGTAATAATATTCACGATACAGAGAAAAATGTAGAATTAATGAAAATATTAATAGAAAATTCTAGTAAAGAAAATGAATTAGTATTAGACTTTGCTTGTGGTGTAGGTTCTACTTTATTAGCTTGTCAAGAGTTAAATAGACAAGGAATAGGTTGTGAAATAGATGAGAATTATTATAATATTGCAATTAAAAGATTAAAAGGAGAACCTTTATAAAATATTTTTAGTAATAATACCAATATAAAATAACAAAAATATAGAACTTTTATTAATTATTTAATAAAATCACTTGACAAAATATGTTTTATATGTTATACTTGTTTTGTAAGATGAATATTAGGAGAGATTGAGATTTCACTTACATTAAAACTTTTGGCTGTGGAAGTTGCACTGACACACTCTATCCTTGTAAGTTCGTTAGAGGTTTCAGACAGCAAGTGATGAGGTAGTCTAACATAGGAGATTTTGAACTTACTCTCGTTCAGACACACCCTTGTCCAATCATTGAGTTTTAGGATTTTTCTCATAAAGGATATAGAAACCTTTGAATAAAATCAGTTACTCTTCATCATAAAAGAGCCTTTTAAACAGTTCTAGTTTTAGGTTAATAAACGAACTCTTATATAGGTTTATCTCTCATTTGTCCTATATACTTAAAAATGAGAGGTTAAATAGATACTCAACTAAAAATTATCCCAAATTTTTCAATTATGTCTTTTTTGAGTAAGATTATACATTAAAATTCACCTCCTTTCAAGAATAAATGTAGAGTTGAGTATCTATTTAATACTAAAAAGAAGTAGTATTTTATATGGTGGGAGTAGTGTAATGGTAGCACAACAGTTTGTGGCACTGTTAGATTGGTTTCAAATACCAACTCTCACACCAAAACCTTATTGCGACATGGAGTAAAGTAACTCGCTAGGCTCATTCCCTAGAAATCCCTCTGCAAGTGTGGGTGTCGCTTCCAAATATGTATCCTTGACCGATTAGTTAGGTACTTGTCTGCAAAACAAGGTAAATTAGTGCAATTCTAATAGGGTACTCCATATCTGTGGGTAGTTCAGTTGGTAGAACTCTTGTTTTGGGAACAAGAAGTCGGGAGTTCAAATCTCTCCCCACAGACCATTAAATAAAAAAAATGTGTAGATATGCAAATTGGTGAAGCAGGCAGACTGTAACTCTGTTCCCTCGTGGTAAACATGTAGGTTCAAATCCTACTCTACACACCAAATAGAGAGTTGGCTGAATTGGTTTAAAGCACCAGTCTTGAAAACTGGAGTCGTAACAGACATTAGGGTTCGAGTCCCTAACTCTCTACCAAATGATAGGCTATGCTAATTGGTAAGCAAACAGTTTGCTAAACTGTCATCCATTTGGATTTACAAGTTCGAGCCTTGTGCCTATCGCCAAGTATATGCCATATTACCTCAATGGTAGAGGGTTCTACGAGCAGTAAGAGATGTAGGTTCGAGTCCTACTTTAAACCTTATGTTTAAATAGCTTAATAGGTAAAGTCTTATCGGACATAGAAAAGGTATCAGTTCGAGTCTGATATATGGCAAATAAATTTTATAAAGGAAATGAAAAATATGTTAAAAATCTACACTAAAAAAGATTGTCCAAATTGTTTACAACTTAAAAATGTTTTAATAAATAACAATATTGGATTTGAATTAGTTGAAGATGAAGTAGAACTTATGAAAGTAGGTTCTAAATCAAGGATTATGTCAGCACCTATTTTAGAAATTAATGAGAAATATTATAGTTATCAAGATTTTTCTAATTTCTTTGGACTGTTTTCAGAAATTATTTTAAAAAATTCAAAATAATTGTTGACAAATTAAAATGAATATGATATAATACAAACATAAAGAACATTACAGCAATATAAATTCTAATAAATTTGATACTGTAAATATTGAAAGAGAAATATGTTCTTTTTAAAATAAAATAAACAGAATATAACAGCAACCTATTGGTTAATAGAGCAATATACTTTTAATATATCAAGCTAATTAAAATATTCTGTTATGATACCCATACAGTTGCTAACAGCAAATTACTTTGTAAATACAAATTTATAATTCGGAAAAATTAAAATATGATATTAAAACAAAAAGCAACTGTTATTTAAGTTTATAAAATATACAGAACTTTACAGCAAATTGAACAATAAAAAGAGATGATTAATAGTAAAGCTACCAATTTTACAAATTACATTTATTTGTGCAGAGGGTATTACCTTATGTGCTGTTTAGGTTACAATAAGTTCTGTAAATTTATATTTTATATAAAATCTAAATAAAAGAGAAAAGGAGTTAAATATGGCAGAAAAAATTAATATTGGAGATATTGCTAAAACTTTAAGAGAAAAAGGTATTGGTAATTCTAACAAAGATAATGAAACAATTATCAAAGGTGTAGTTGATATTATCAAAGATTCTTTGGTAGATGGAAAAGATGTGTCTATATTTGGGTTGGGTACATTCTCTGTGAAAGATGTAGAAGAAAGAGCAGGAGTGAATCCACAAACAGGAGAAGCATTAACTATTCCAGCACATAAAGCACCAAAATTTAAGTTTTCACAAATTGTAAAAGATTTAGTAAAATAAATCCACATATATGAGAAAAAGTTGTTTGAAAAATCCCAGACAAAGTTCAAAAACAACAAAAAAAAATAAGAGAGGTAATAGCAGACTACCTCTCTTATAAAATAAAATTGTGTTACACACTTTATAGACTATAAAGGAGAGTGATAATATTAATGTAGTGAAAAAAAAGAAAGTAAATTTTTATCAACCAACAAAAAGGCATAAAACAAAGTTGATGAGGCTGTTATGTACTTTAACTGATTTAGAAGGTACAGGTATTGATGAAGAACACAGAGATGTGTGGATAGAATTTGACAAGATTAATAAAAGAATAATAATACAAAGTATCAAGGAGAGTGATTTAGAAAATGTCAAATGAAATTATTATAGTAGGAAATGTAGAAGTTAAAACAAAAGAATATAGAGGTCAAAGAGTGGTTACTGTGTGGGATATAGCAGAGGTACATAATAAAAGAGTATCAAAAATTAATGAATTGTTTAAATACAATAGAAGTAAATTTATAGTAAATAAAGATTATTTCTCTATGATACCAAAAGAGTTTTCTGAATCCTTTTCAGGGATTCAAAGTAAAATACCTAATAATGTTAAAGAAATAATCTTATTCACAGAGAGTGGATATTTAAAATTAACTAAACCTTTTACTGACAATTTAAGTTGGGAAGTACAAGATTTATTAGTGAATACATATTTTAAAGCAAAAGAAATGGTAAATAAATTAAAAGCAGTGAATACAAGAATATTACCTAGTAATTATGAAGAAGCTTTAGAGGAGTTACTTATCGAAGTTAAGAAAACAAAAGCCTTAGAAAGTAAGATTGAAGAAGATAGACCAAAGGTAGAATTTTATGATACTCTTATAGAATTAAAAGATGTATTAGATATGAAAAAGAGTGCTAAAATATTAAATTTCTATAATTTAGGTAGAAATAGACTTTATGAAATTCTTAGATGGAATAAGGTTTTAATGAAAGACAATGAACCTTATCAGTCTTATTTTGAAAGAGGTTGGTTCACTATAAAAGAAAGTATCATAAATGATAGGGTAGTTGTAACTACTTATGTAACTAACAGAGGGTTAGAGGGCATTAGAAAACTACTATTAAAATTGGGATATAAACAAAGAGAAAATTAATGATAACAGTAGAATTTCTTAGTAGAACAAGAGTTGAAGCACAAGGTATATTCTACTCTAAGTTTAATGAAAAGATTATGAATATACAATGTACTACTTTTGATAATAATTTATTTTGGAAAATTGAGGGTGTAAATCATAAATTAATAGTAAAATTTGAAATAAAGGATAAGTAAAATATCCTTTATTTTTATATTGACATTTTAATTTTAATATGATATACTACTACTATAAAATTTAAAAGGAGTTGATAATATGAAAAAAGGAAATATAATTAATGGTGTAATTTTAACTTTTGAGGAAAATAATGTATTTAGTTATGATAATTTTTGTGAATTTATAGATTGGTTGCTTTGTAAAAAAATTATAGATACAAAATTACATTATCCTATAAGTCAATTAGAATGTAATAAAAAAGGTTATGAATTAGAAAAAATAAATGTAGTTAAAGAAGATATTAATTCTATTAGAGTAGATTTTAAATATAAAGTAGGTTTACAAGAAAAAGATAGAGTAGCAAGTATTTATTGTAGATTGAATGCTATGGAAGTATATAATTTTAGTATATCTAATCATCATAAACTTGAAATTCAATTATTAGAACAGGCATATCAATATGATATGTGTAAATTCTTTGGCTATAATCAAAAAATAGATATTAAATATTTAACTAATATTATAGATATGTTAAGATGTAAATACTTAAGTAAAGGACAAACTCATTTTTTACAAGTTGTTAGACAGTTTAAAGAGGTTGCCAATATAAAAGGCAATAAATATATACCTTATATAAAAATATCTCTTATAACACCCTCTTATGACCTTAAACTACAATTAGAGATAAATGAAGATACTCTTAAAAGATGTGAAACTAAAGAAGATTTAAAAAGAGCTATAAGGTTTGTATATAGAGATGATAGCATAAATTTATTAGAATATGAAAAGGTGGATAATTTATTAAGAGATTTGATAGATTTGATTAATACATATGATTTTAGTAAATAATTGACATTTAAAATTCATTAGTTATATATTGAATAGACAATCAATAAGTTGTCTATTCTTTTTATTTGCACAAGGAGAAATTACAGTGATACCAATAGTTATATTAAAAGCTAAGAAAATTTATGTATATGAGGATAGTAAAAGAAAAGTAGGAACAGATACTACTATACAAATACCAAGAGGTTTTGTTTCAGATGGTGCTAGTATTCCTAGATTTCTTTGGACAATCTTTCCACCTTTTCATAGATGGACTGATAGTGCTATTATACACGATTTTCTTTATAAAACACAATTCATAGATAGAAACGTATGTGATAAAATATTCTTAGAGTGTATGCTAGAGGATGGAGTTAATAAAATAGTTGCTTATTTATTCTATTTTAATGTTAGAGTGTTTGGTAAATTTGCTTGGGGAAAGCATACAAAGTCTAAATAAAAGATAAGGAGAAACAGATGAATTTTTTAGCATCATTTTTAGGTGGAAAGTTATTTAATAGTATTATAGATATTATAAAACCATTTCTACCTACTGACGAAAAAACACAAGGAGAAATACTTGAAAAATTAGGTAATTTACAAATAGAGGAATTAAAAGAAAGAGGGAATTATATTGATAAACTAGGTAGAATAAAAGACTTAGTTATTCCAGCATTTCTATTTATGTTATTGTTAATGTTTAGTGTAAATTACTTTGTAGAATTAGGTTATTCAATGGCACATAAAATACCTCCTGTAATGGTTATAGATAATACTTTAGTTAGTATTTGTGATACTATAATAATGTTTTTGTTTGGTTCTAAAACAATTTCAAGATTTAGTGAAAGCTATGTAAACTATAAGTATGGTAATCAAATTAGAGAGATAAAATAATGGAAAGAGAAACAGTTGTATTAATAGTGGGACATAATAGCAGTTCTAAAGGTGCATATTCTAATATTTTAAATATGTCAGAATATGATTATAATTTAGAGGTTGCTAATAAAGTTCTTGCTAGACAAAATGAGTTAAAATATAATATAAGAGTGCTATTTAGAAAACCTAACCCTAGTTATTCTTATCAAATGAAAGAATTATTAGGAGAATTAGATAAAGAAAAATATAAAGTTGCAGTTGAATTACATTTTAATGCACCTGCAAAAATAGATGATACTGAAACACAAGGAGCATTAGCTTTATGCTACTATAAAAATGAAAAAGCAAAAGAAATAATAAATAAATATTTTGAAGCTATTAAGAAATATAGACCTAATCATATTATAAGAGGAATAATACCTAGTAAAACAGAAAAAGATAGGGGAGGATATGGTATTTGTAACTCAAAAGGTACATATATCTTAGTAGAACCCTTTTTTGCTAATAATAAAGAAAATGTATTATCCATAGATGAATATGTAGAGGTACTAATGACATTTATTAATAGTTTGTAAAAGAGGTATAAAAATGGATACATTAAATTTTAGTGAATGGTTTAAAATTTTAGGTACTATGTTAGGAGCATTTATTGGGTATACTAAATGGGTTCTTAGTCAACAAGAAAAAATGAAATTAGAATGGAAACAAGAAAAAAGAGAACTTATAAGTATGATAAGAAATAAAACAGATAATACAGTTCATGATTTACAAATTACACAAGTGAATAGACAATTAACTACATTAGAAGTAAAAATGGACAAATTAACAGAAATGGTACAAGAATTGACAGTACAAATGGCAGGATATATAAAAGATGAAGATAAATAAAGCTAGATAACAATTATCTAGCTTTATTTTAGGAGGTATAATTGAAAACAACAACAGAAGCTATGAGTGAAATATTTACTCAATTAACAGGACAAAATAAAGGAGTTATGCCTTTAGTAGAGGCTTGTAATTTAATTTTAGAATATGTATTAGAAAATGGTTTTGGAGGAGGTTCTAGTAATCCTTTAACTACTGCACAAATAGAAAAAATCAAAGAAGATGTAATCAATAAGATTAAGACACAAGTACCTATTGGGATTATGTTAAAAGATTGTGAGTTAATAGATTCTAAATTAAAATTTACTTTGTCTGATAATAGTAGTAAAGAATTAGATTTAGTAACATTAATTAATACAAAAGTCAATCAATCTGAATTAATAAATTATGTTAAGAAAACTGATATTACTAATTTAATTACAGAAACAAAAGCAGATAATAAATATCAATTAAAAGGTAATTATGCTAGTCAAAGTGATTTAGAAAACAAACAAGACAAGTCTACTGCATTAAAATTATCAGATGTAAAAACAGAAATACAAAAAGTAGTAGGAACTGCACCTGATACATTAGACACTTTACAAGAGATAGCACAAGCACTAGGAAATGACCCTAACAAAATAAATACTATTTTAAGTCAGTTAGGGTTGAAAGCTAGTAAACAAGATTTAGACAGTTTAAAAGAGAAAGTAATTACAGAACTTAGATATAATAATAATAAAATTATATATAAAGAAAATGGTATGGATAAAGAAATAGATTTAGATTCTTATGTTAATCCAACTATAAAAAATATTGAAAAAGAGATTGAGAATATTGTAGAAAATAAAGGTAATACTTTATTTGAAAGCAAAGATAATACTATAGTTAAAAATTTAGCTTATGATAGTGCAAATAAGAAAATTACTTATAAAATTAATAATGAAATTAAAGAGATAAAGTTATCACAAAGTAGTAGTAGTGGTGGTGGGGGTAATTCAAATGATTTAGATGGAAATACTTTATTAGATAAAATAAATCAAGAGGCTCAATCAGATACCATACTTAATTTTAAGACAAAATTAGATATTTTAGATAAAAATTATATATTTAATGAAAAAGAATTAAGCGAAAATATAACAGACTTAAATTCTCTTTCAGATAATATTTATTCTGGGTATTATATAATATCTGGTAATATAGAAGTAGAAAGGATAAAAAAACAAAATAATTTCCCTTTAGATGATGTACAAGGAATGTTATTTGTTTATATTCATAGTGGGCAAAGAAAAGGTATACAAGAATACTATACTACAGAGTTCGATTCTAATACAAATGAATTAAAACCAATTAGACATTTTATTAGATATTATAGTACTTATACTTGGACAGATTGGCAAGAATTAACTAATAATACAAATACAAAAAAATACGATACCTTTACAATAGAAAATAAATTAGTTCCTGAAAAAATTAATGAAACTTTACACTTAAATGGAGTTCCTTATTCTATAGAGTTATATGCTCCTGTAGATACTACAATACCTGAATTAAACTCATCATTTAAATCCGAAGGTTATATAATTATTAATGGGTCAGAACAAGAAATATATATGTACCATGCAAGTAACAGTTCAAGTCAAGATTTAAAATTTAAATACATAAAAGAAAATAAAACTTTAAAAGTAGAATCAGGCTATAATATTAATGGTTCTTATATGTTGGAAGTTAAATATTTATAATAATTAAGAGAGTTTAAATACTCTCTTTTTATTTTACAAAAAAATATTGACATAATTTTATTTCTATGCTATAATAAGTTATCTTAAAAATAAAAGGAGTTGATGTTATGTTGTCTATAGTAGAGTATCCAAGTTTAATTAAAGAAATGTATAGAATAGGTTTTGGTATAATGTTTAGAGTTTATCATTTGAAGTATGTAAAAATACCCTTTCATAATTTTTATGTTAATCAACCTAGAAAAATAGAAAGAAGAAATCAATTAAGAAGGTGTAATAGATATGATTAATTCAATATATATAGCTTGTATAGGTATTTCTTGGTATATTTTAAAATTAATAATAAATAAAAGCAAAGAAAAACAAGAAAAGAAATTAAAAGAAAGAATAATTAAATTAACTAAATTACAATATTATACTTATAGATATTATTCTAATAAAGGTAAAGATATTATTATGAGAGATTTAGTATTAGATAATATTGAATATTGGGAAGAGTTATATGTTAGTAAATTATATTTAACTATGAAACGAATACAAAATATTAATGAGGAATTAGAACAAAAAGTATTGTTTCAAAGTGCTAGGAGAGAATATAATTATTTAAGATTAGATGTATTAGAAAAAATATATAAAGAAATGAAAAGAATAAGAGATTTAGAAAGTTTTAAGGAGGGATAAAATGAAAGTGTTAAAATTATTTTTAGATAAACTTAATATGAAATTAGAAAAGAATTATGATGAAATTATAGACCCAAAATATTATATTTGGGATAATAAGGTGCATAAAATAATAGGAGAAGGAAATACTAAAAAGGATATTATTAAAACAGTAGTAGATTATATTATAAGAAAGTATAATTATGATAAAATAGCATTAAAAAATATGTATATACTAGAAAATATAGAATATTGTAAATCTATTATAGAAAAACAAGAGAATAATATAAAGAAATTAAGAAAACAATACTCATTAGGGAATGCTGAATTAGAGGTATTAAAAGACTTTTGTCATAAGTTTGGCTATACATTTATTATTAAAGATAAAAATAAATATGAAATAGAAAATGAAAAATTAAATAAATGTTTAGCTTTACAAAATATTTATTTAAAAAATTTAGGATATGAAATATCTGGTATAATAAAGCTATATCTTATGAATGATAATATTGACAGGAAAACTATTTATTCTGAGTTTTTAAAATTAGCAAAAATAAAAGGAGTAGTAGAATGATATTAGTAAAAGAAAACGAAATCAAAGAAATAATTAAAAGAAAAGAAAATACTAGAGATATTAAGTTTTTATGTGTAGTACCTAATGGAAGTAGAGCATATGGTACTGAAAGTTGGAACAGCGATATAGATGTTAGAGGTATTTATATAGAACCTTTAAGTGAGTATTTAAGATTAGAAAGAAGTAAAGATTGCTTTTCTGCTACATATTATGATGGTGTAGATATAGATTTACAAGCATATTCTTTAGATAAAACATTAAAATTAATAAGTAAATCTAATCCTAATATACTAGAGTGGCTTAATGTAGACAATGCTTATAGTAACTTTTGGTATATAAATCAACTTAGAGAGATAGCAGATGAATATTTTGATGTCAAAAGATGTTTATATCATTATATAGGAATGGCTAAAAAAGATTTAAAAGCACATAGTAAATATGTAGAGGAAGATAAAGTTATTAAAGTAAAACACTTATTAAATATATTTAGATGTGTATTCTATTGCCATTCTATGATTAGAGATGGAAAATTTCCTACACTAGATATAATGGATAATATACCTGCTATATTAGATACATATAGATTACAGAATGGTAAACTATTTACTCAATATATTGTAGACTTAATAAATAAAAAGAAAACAGATAAAGATAGTGTAATAATATTAGAAAATGATGTAGATACTTGGTTGGAAGAAAGAATAAAAAATTATAAATATTGTGCTGATGAATTAAAATCTAAGAAAATAGATATGGAGAAATTAAATAAAGTATTTTATGATTTAGTAATAAATTATGATAACATAAAGGAGGTATTATGTTAGATAAAACTACAAGTGAAATATTTGAAGAGATTAAAAATAATAAAAAGGTACTTAACCACGAGAGTTTAAAAACAATTAGAGATAACTTAGTATCTACTTTAGAAAGTGCATTAAGTATAGACCAAACTAAATTAGTTCAAAAGACTACATTTCTTTTAAAAAATATTAAAAGAGAAAATGAATTATTAAATTATGGAATAGATACTTATATTTATAAAGAGGAGTTACAAGATTTAATTAAAAATTTGAATATGTCTAATGATAAAAATATATTCTTAATTGAATTAAAAAACTTTGAAAGACCTATACCAAAAGAAGTACAAGAAAAAATTAAGTATTGTAAAGATAATAAATTGTTTGATGAATACTACATTTTATTTACAGACTATACTAAAAAGAAGCAAAATATAGCAAAGAATGGAAATGCTAAAACAAAAGAGAAAGACCCTATTATATTTGGTGCTTTTATAGATAGAACATATAAGACTGCTATGATGTCAGAAAGAATTTATTATATTGCAGACTGGATAGATGAATATTGTGATTTAACTTTAGAAAAATTAACAAGTATAGATAACAATATTGTTAAAAATATAGATAAACAAAAGAATATAGATGATTTATTAAAATTATCTGAATGTCTATTAGAAAAGGAAAAGGTGCAAGAATTAAAGAGTAGAAATAATTTTTTAAGTAAATTTAAGAATATGTTTAAAGGAAAATAATATGTTTATAAACTTAAAAATACCAAGTAAGGAAAGCATAAGATTCATCAAAAGAAAGCAAATATATGAAATGAAAAGTGATTTAACAGATAGTAATATTACAGTTTTATCCACAAGAGAAAATTTAGATAATACTTTAAATTTAATATTTGAAGATAAAGATGAGTATAAAATAACAAAAGTAATAAATAATTTTTATTTAGGTAGATTAGATTATATAAAGTTTGCCTATATGGAAAGTGAATTTTGTGAAGGTAATTATTGTGATTGTTGTGGAACACCTTTAAATGTATTTAATAGAGATGATAATATAAGTAGTTTATGTAAAGAATGTAATTACAAATATAATCAATTAGATTTTGATAAATATGACACTAGATATGAAAATATACATATAAATTTAGAATATTTTGAATAAGAGTAGAGAAATCTACTCTTTATTAATAAGGAGAGGATTTATGAAATACTATTTTAATGAGAATAAAAGTATAAGATTATACAATGGAAATTGTTTTGACATATTAGATAAATTAATAGAAAATAATATAAAAGTAGATATGATATTGACAGATTTACCTTATCAAAGAACACAAAATAAATGGGATATTGCATTACCTTTTGATGAAATGTGGGATAGAGTAAATAAAATTATAAAAGAAAATGGTTGTATCATATTCTTTGGACAATCATCTTTCAGTGCAAAACTAATAATGAGTAATGAAAAGATGTATAAATATACTTTGATATGGGATAAAGTATTACCTAGTGGTTTTTTAAATGCAAATAGATGTCCTTTGGTATCTCACGAGGATATATTAGTATTTTATAAAAAATTACCTACATATAATCCACAAAAATTTAAAGGTAATAAAAATCATTCAAAGGGTACAACTACCAAGATAACAAACAATAATTATGGTAAATTTGAAAAAGTAGACAATTCAGAGGAACTAGGGGATATGAAATACCCTAGAAGTATACTGACTTTTCAAAAACTACACCCAAGTAAAATGGTACATCCTACACAAAAGAGTGTAGAATTATTGGAATATCTAATTAAAACTTATACTAATGAAAATGAATTAGTTTTAGATTTTACTATGGGAAGTGGTAGTACCTTAGTAGCTTGTAAAAATACTAATAGAAATGGTATAGGAATAGAACTAGATGAGAAATATTATGAAATAGCTGTGGAAAGAATTAAAGAAATATAAAAGAATATTTGAGGCTCTGTGATACCCTTTAAAATCATTTTAAAAAGTTTTTGGTGTAATTATATACCTAAATAAAATAAAACTTATTAGAATTGATTATAGAGGGTTAAATATTTTAAGATTTTAAGTTAAAATTACTTGACAAATAAATTAATATATGGTATAATAAATTAAAATTTAAAAAGGTGGTGGTGTTATGCAAGAATTAAAACCAAAACAAATACAAACAACAGAAGGGGGATTATATAATATAAGTGTTAAAGTTACAAAAAGAGTTAATGATGGCTTAAAGAAATTAGGTTATATGCACGATTTAAGAAAAGCAGAGGTAATGAGGCAAATTTTAACAATGTATGTAGAGGAAAAAGTTTATGGAAACAAAGGAGAAGATGTAAATGATAGATAAAAATTTTGAATTAACAATAGTAATTTCAGAACAAACTGGAAAATATGTGGCAGATAGTAGAATAATAGCAAAAGAGTTAGGGGTAACTCACAAGCATTTATTGGAGAAAATAGATGGATATGTAGATAAATTCACGAAAGCCGAATCTTTGGCTCTCGTGAAAACTTATTTTATAGAAGATACATATAAAGTAGAAAATAATTTTAAGAAATATAAAATGTACTGGATAACTAGAAAAGGTGTAGCTTTACTATTAGGTGGTTATAATGCTAGTGTACCTATTGCTTTTCAGTTAAATGTGGCTTATATAGAAAAGTTTGATAAAATGGAAAATTTTATTAATCAAAACTACAAAGAAGAATTTAATAAATTTATTGAAACAAGTCCAACTATTTTGGAGTTAAAAGACAAAGTAGAAAATCAAATAAGAATAGATTATGGACAACAAAGAGCTATACAAAAGAAAATAAATTGTAAAATAGAACTTGAATATAATGGTTTTCTTTTAGTTAATAGTAAAAGTAAAAGAAGTTGGTACATGGCTTTATATAAAGGAATTAAAGATAAATTTCAAGTAGCAAGTTATAGAGATTTAAAACAGAAAGATTTTGATAATTGTGTAGAATTTATTAATGATTGGATACCACCAAAGTATTTATTTGATGAGTAAGAAAAGGAGAGTATAAAATGAACTATTTAGAAAAATTAGAGAATAAAGAAGATAAAACTATTACAAGTTTAGAATTATTAGAGTTAATTAATATTTTTAGACAAAGAGAATATGAATTTAAGAAACAGAATAAAACTTTGACAGAAGCAGAAAAAAGAAGAGGACATTATGTTGAATTAGTACATAAAGACTTATTAAAAGTTATAAATGATGAATTTGATATAGAAATCAACGAGGGAAAAATATCCCTCGTTGAATATAAGGATAAAAAGGGAGAAAGTAGACCTATGTACATATTAGATTTAGAACAGGCAATGCAACTACTTTCTCGTGAAAGTAAATTTGTTAGAAGAGCTGTTATACAAAAATTAAAAGAATTACAAAATAGAATAAAACAATTGGAAGAACAAATAAGCAAAGAAAATTATTTAAAACTAAAAATAATAAATGCAAAGACCCAAGAGGAGTCTTTATATGCTATGAATGAATATCAAAGAGAATGTGTAGAGCCTTTAAAACTAGAAAATAAAGAAATGAAACCTAAAGCTAATTATTATGATAAAGTCCTAAATAGTACAGGAACTATGACAGTTACAGTTATGGCAAAAGATTTAGGAATGAGTGCTGTTAAATTAAATTCTATTTTACAAAAAGAAAAAGTCCAATATAAAGTAGGTAAAATATGGGTACTTTATGCACCATATCAAGCACAAGGCTATACAGATGTCAGAACATCCACAAAAGGAGATATAGAAATTAATACTACTGTTTGGACACAGAAAGGTAGAAAATTTGTATATGATTTATTAGTTAAGAAAGGGTATATAAAAGAATAAAAGGTGGTGAAAAATGTATAAAGCAATAAAGATAGAATTAAAATTAACAGAAGAACAAAAGATAAAAGTATGTCAAACT